CGACGCGCGAGGAGTGGACCGCCTTCGTCCTGGAGGTCGAGCGTCTGCTCGGCCAGCAGATCTTCAACTCTCACGATGATCCCGACGCGATGCTGATGATCTACCGCGCGTCGAAAACCGCCTGCGGCGAGGGCGCCTCGCCGCAGGCTTTCGCCAACGTCCTGAAAGGAAGGATGCACTGATGGGTTGGCCTAAAGGCAGACCCCAGACCATCCAGCAACGCCAAAATATGGAGAAATCTAATGGTTAGTTACAAGCCCGAGGTGATCGCCGACGCGAGCGGCAAGTGGTGCGGCAACGCGCTGCGCTTCGCGACGAAGAAAGAGGCCGAGCAGAACGTCCAGGATCTGGAGTTCCGCTGGTTCGCGGTGAAGCAGACGCGGGTCGTCGAGTGCGACGACCCGGTCACCCACACCTACCACGACCGCAAGCTCGGCCACGTCACGCCGGCGCAGCCGGTGGCGACGCCGCCCGATGTCGCGCGGCTGTGGCCGGCCGGCAATCCGGAGGATCCAGAATGACGCCGGTCGAGGAGTGGATGGTGGGCTTCGTGTTCGCCATGGCCGCCCTCTGGGCCTGGATCCTCTTCCACAAGGTCGCCGAGTGGCGAGATCGTTCGCGTCGTGAAGAAGCTGGGCGGCGCTGGTTGGCCGAATACCAGGCCGAAACCGAACGCAGGAGGCGGACATGAACAAATCTCCCTGGGCCGGCCCGACCAAGAAGCTCAAGAAGCACGACCCGGCCGCGATCACGCTCCTCATCGTGCAGGACGCCGTCGAAGCCTTCACCAGGCCCGTCGACGGTCTCAAGCACCAGGATTCGTTCCCGATCACCATGGAGGCGCTCGGCGCCTTGGGCGGCGCCCTGCTCGCCTACTATTCGGCCGGCGACGAGAAGTTCATCGACGCCATCCTCGCCATCCTGTCGCGGAAGATCCGCAAGGCGGCGATGCAACTGAAGGACGACGCGCCATGAGCGACAACGTCACCAAGCTCCCCATCAAGGACGAGGCCGCGCAGATCCGCGCGGCCTTTCGCGCGCTGCGCAAGCGCCAGACGCTGCTGCGCCTGGCCAGGATCCGGCGCGAGGTCGCCAACGATAATCGCAAGGGGATCGTGCTCGAATGACCCGCCGGATCCCTCCCCCTGGCGACGATCCTTTCGGCGCCCGCAAGCGCAGCCTGTTCCTGACCGGACCGAGTGCGCGCAACACTGATCCCGAGACCAGCCACGGCGCCAAGAAATGGCGCCTGAACGAGGACCGCATCGCGGTCCTCCACATGCACGCCATGAAGCCCTCCGGCATGACCGATTTCGAGCTGGCTGCCTACATGGGCCGCCAGCAGACCAGCGTCGGCGTCCGGCGCGGCGAGCTGCGCGACCATGGCTATGTCCGCGACACCGGCTTGCGCCGGCCGGCGCCGAGCGGCTCCTCCTCGATCGTCTGGTCGATCACCGTCGACGGCATCCTGCTCGATAAGGAACTCCAGCGGGGCCGGACTTAAATTTTGTGAAATTTTATGCGGAGGTCTAGCGTTGTCGCTGTGGAAAAATCTGCCGGAAGGTCCGTTCGACCTGGCCTATATGGATCCGCCCTGGCGCTGGAAGACACGCTCGCCGGCCGGCGACGGCAAGCCACCACCCTATGCGCGGCTCGACTTCACCTCTCTCCAGACCTTCCCCTTGCCCGACCTGATGGAGCGCAACTCCGCGGTCGTGTCCTGGGTGATCGACACGCACATACCGCAGATGCTCGAACTCGCCCGCTGGTGGGGGCTGCGCTACTCGACCGTGTGCTTCACCTGGGCGAAGCTGACCAAGACCGGACAGCGCTGGCACTTCGGCACCGGCAAGACCACCCGCGCCAACACCGAGCAGTGCTTCCTGTTCTGGTACGGCAAGGGGCTCCCCATCCGCGACCATTCCGTTCGCCGTCTCATCGTAGCGCCGGTGCGTGAGCATTCCCGCAAGCCCGATGAGGCGCGAGCGGGACTGATGAAGCTGTTCGGCGACGTCCGTCGCGTCGAGCTGTTCGCCAATGAAAAGACCCCAGGCTGGGAAGCCTGGGGCGACGGACACAAACATAGGACAACGCCATGACCATAGACGAACTGATCGCGAAGCTGGAAGGGCTTCGTGGCGGCCACGATCAGACGGTGCGCACCGAGGCGATCGCGCTGATCTACGGCCGCCAGAAACAGGGCGGCCTGACGCCTACCGCCCGCTTCCTGGAGGAGATGATCCGCCAGGCGAAGGAAGCCAAGCGTGTCGCCCTCATCGCAGCCTGGGAGGCCGACCTCTAATGCAAGACACGATCTGGGTCTGCCGTGACGGTAGGAAGATCCCGGTGCGCCAGATGGACGACCGTCACCTGCACAACTGCATCAACAAGATCCTCCGGCACGGCAACTGGCGCCGTGAATACCTCGATCGCCTGCTGCTGGAGGTGACCATCAGGGAAGTGGAAAGAAAACATGGATGACCAGATGAAGACCGTGTTGCTGCGCGAGCTGCAACGCTTCACCGAGGCGCAGATGCGCCAGGCTATCGCGCAGGAGGAAATCGCTGCCGCCCTGCACCGCATCGGCGTCAAGATGAAGCCGTCACACGTCACGGCGGCTGATATGACGCCGCCGCCGATGACGCTCGCTCAATCGATGCTCCAGGCAGAGACCGTGGCGGCCGCCAGGACCGCTGCCGAGCACGCGGAGGATGAGATCCGCCGGCGCGTCGACGAAGCGCTCACCGAAACCCAGGCGACCGTCGACAAGGCGCTGAGAGAGGACGAGCTGGGTAAGCTCCAGGCAGGCGCACCGTCGCCGGTGGATGGTCGGCGATGATCGAGCATCGTTACATCGACGTCTTCCGAAAGCTGCGTGCTGAACGCGACTATGAACTCGACGTCCACATGGTGAACTTCCTGAGTGAGGGAGACGAAAACCATCCGGCCACGCCGTACGTCTACGCCGGCCTGGATTACGCCGCTGCTTTTGCGGCGGTCCACGGCGTCGACGAGCTTAAAGGTCTTCGTTGGGCTGTCGGCGGGCAAGGCAACCCCTTCGATGAGGGCGAAGTCAATGCATGGATGGACATCCAGAGCCGGCTGAACGCCGCCATCGCGCAGCAGCCGGCAGGTGCTATCCCCGGCGACGACAAGGGCAGGGAGCCGCGCCAATATTTCAGGATCGGCGTCATGGCGTTTTGTGAATATTCAGGAGTGACCTCATGACCAACGTTGTCAAGATCGAGCGGCGCCGGCCACTGGTGACGCTGATCGACTCGCCGTCGACCATCAAGCTGATCCAGAACGAGCTGCTGACCAGCAAGGAGACCTACAAGGCAGTCGCCGCGAAGGCTGTGCTGGCATCGAGCACGGTGTCCAACATCGCCTCCGGCGCCACCCGCTTCCCGCGCATCGAGACCTGCATCAGGCTGCTCTCGGCGCTCGGCTGGTCGATCGTCGCGCAAAGGAACGCGACATGAAGCTGCGCGCCGATCGCCTGCCGGCGCTCCTCGCCCTGCTCCAGGAGGGCAACGCCCTCCTGGTCTTCGCGATTGCTTGCCGGCTCGATGTCTCGGTGCGCACCGTCTACCGGGATCTTCGCTGTCTGCGAAATGAGGGTCACCGAATTATCGGATCCGCCGGCACCGGCGGCGGCGTCATGCTGAGGAGGTCACGATGAGCAAGGTCCGCCGACCGCGCCTGCCGAAAGTCCTGCTCGACGAGCTGGAAGGCCACGACTGGGAACTCCGACCAGGCCGCCGGCACTGGCAGCTCTGGGTTGGTGGCAGGCTCGCGACGTTGTGGTCATATGGCACCCGCAACGAGGCGCCGGCCCATGGTCCGATCGCCGCCAACACCTGCGCCGCTGTCCGGCGCGCTCTTCGGAGACTGAAACTCGCCGGGTTGTGATCCCCTCTCGATCCGGCAAGTGCAACCGGCCCAGGGAACGCCACTTCCCTGGGCCGGAGCATATGGTAGGCTGACAAGGTAAGGCGGGTCGGGCTGCTCGTGGCTGGAGCGCCCAATGCGAACCGACAAGGCTGTGAAAGAATTCGAAGAAGCTCTCGACGAAGCGATGATGGCGCTCCGCGGCGTGGTCTACCGCCGCGAGATCTGCCCGCGCTGTTTCGTCGAGGTGCTCGTCGACCGCCTCGCGTTCGAGCTGGATCACAACATCTCGGAGCACGTCGATGCGCCGCCGCCGATCGGCGACCTGGCCGCGACGCCGCCGGCAGGGAGCGCTTGATGGAGACCTGGGAGAAGCACGACTTCGTCAAGGTGACCGGCCACACCGATGAGCTGCCGCCCTATGGCGAGTGGTTCATGATCACCGAGTATCCCGAGCCGCAGCCGCAGTTCGACAGCCGGGCTCGCTACAAGATCGCGGAGATCCTCGCCAGGCGGAAAGCGGCGGGGGAGTCAACGCCAACTGCCCCCGCCGCGACTTAAATTCTGAAAAAATTTCTTCAGGCTTCCCGACGCCGGCGCTGCGGCAGCGCCTGGCCGTAACCATAGTCGACGGTCGGCAGCGCGCTCTTCTTGTCGGCGCCGCCGATGGTCGCGACCTGGAACAAGTCGGCGAGCGTCTTGTTCGGGATCGGACCTGGCGCCGGCAGGGTGGGTTCCTGCCCCGCTGCCGGCGCCTCTTCGGGAGTGGCCGAAGCGTAGTCGAAGGTTGGGAGGTCCGCCTCACGACCGCGCTTCAGCTTGCCTGGCCCCGAAGTGTCCCGCCGGTCGACGCTCGTCGCGAGGGCGTCGGCCAGCGAGGAATTGAAATCGTCGTCGCTCAGATCGACCGGCTTGGTGGGCGTGGCGAAGCCGCTGCCCATCGGCATGGTCGAATCGGTGTAGGGCGCGGCCGCCGCCACCTGCTGCACTCCCCCTCCCGTGTAGGATGGCGTGTAGGAGCCCCCCAGGAGCGCTGTGGCGCGTTCGGCGTGCGGGGCGAACTGAGTGGTCACCTTTGCGCGAACGTCGCCTGGCGTGCCTCCCTGGGCCGTGTCTGAGGCATTGAACAGGTAGGGTCCGCCGGCATTGACGATCGAGTAGGCATTCATGAGGCCCATGCCGGGCTTCCAGCCACGGTCGAGGAAGTACTTGGCGATCGCTCCGTTCGGCCCGAGCTGGCTGGACGGATCGCCGACGCGGACGCCGTAGGCTGCCCGCTCGGCCGGCCCGAACTGGATCAGACCGTAGTGATTGCCGCCGGCGCCGCCCCAGACATCCGGATTGAAGCCGCTCTCGAACGAGATGATCGTCGCCAGGTCGTGCGGCGGCATCTGGAGGAAGTTGGCGGTGTCGATGATCCCCTGGCGGATGTCGAAGCCCGGCATCACGTCCTCCCTTCAACTGCGCGCTCGGTCTGGCTCTTCTGGTCGGACAGCCACTGATAGGCCGCGGCCGCGCCACCCATCGAAGCGGCGAGGTACTGGAACAGCGCCAGGCGGGACGGGTTGAGGTCGCCGAGCAGCTCGCGCAGGCGCTGCGTGGCCAGCTCGTTGGTCGGCCCTACCCTGGCGCCGGTGTCGCCCTCGGCAAACTTCATTTGCCCGACCGGCTGCGGCTTGCCGCCGGCGAGGTAGCCGGCTTCCTTGTGCGCGGCGAAGGCTTCCGCCCTCTGACGCTCCGACATCGGCGCCAGTGATTCCAGGCCGGGGTTGCGGATCTCGTGCGGCTCCAGGCGCGACCGCGCCGGATCCCAGATGAACCACTGGTCGGAGAACAGGCCGCGGCCGGAGCGCCCGCCGGTGCCGGCGACGGTGTTCATGACCCGCTTGTAGTCCTCGCTCATCTGGATCGCCTTGTCCGGCTCGACCGCATAGTCGAGCACGTCGGGGCGCAGATGGGTGGGCACGTCGGGATTGATGTTCTCGCCTTCCAATCCGCCAGGCGAGTCGCTCGTGCGGATCTTGGTCTCCTTCGGATTGTTGACCAGCTTGAAGCGCTCCTCGGTGAGGAAGTCGGCGCCGCCGCGCGTCGCCTGCACCTGCTCGATGGTGGTCAGATCGGTCGGCCGCCGGGCGCCTTTCTTGTTCGCCTTGTTCCACGCCTTCGCGTCGGCGTTCCACGTCTTCACCATCAACTTCTTCCACCGCTCGGCGTCCTTCGGCGTCTTGAACATCTTGTCGCCGGTGACGTTCATGATGTGGCGGTCGACGGCAGAGGTGGCGGCGTTCACCGGATCCTGCCAGACGCCGCCGAAGGATCCTGTCTTGGCCTTGAGGCCGGGCACCTGGGTGATCAGGCGGTCGATGAAGTTGGCCCAGTTTTCGGCCGGCGTAGAGCCGCCCTCGCCGGCGCCTTTGAAGCGGAAGTATTCCGGCTTCTCCTTCATCATCTGCGCCAGGTCGGAGGCGAACGTGTAGTCCAGGCTGCCGCCGGTGCCGAGGCCGCCCTTCTCTGCCTTTGCGGTGCCGGTCGCCTCGGTGATCGCCGCGGATCCTGCGCGCCGGTCCTCCGGCGTGTAGGGCGAGCCCGGCATCCCTTTGTCGACGGGTGCCGACTTCGTGCCCATGACGTTCGAGGAAAGCTGGAAGTCGGTGCCGCCGGCCTTGGCGATGCGCGCCAGATCCTCCGGCCCTTTGGCGCCGGCCTGGACCGCTGCGAACATGTTCTTGGTCAGCGGGTTCGACGGCGAGCTGAGACCGAACAGGAGCTGGTTGAAGATCTGCGCGTCGGTGAAGCCGCCGGGAGGCGGCGCCTTGCCGGCGACCATGCGATCGTGGATGGCGCTGCGCGTGGCGACGTCGAGCTTGTTGGGGTTGATGCCCTGCGCCTTGATGAAGAGGTCGTCCCAATAGGTGAACGGCTCGGTCGACATGAGGCCGCCAGGGATCAGCACCGGCTGACCGTCCTCGCGCAAGAGCGGGTTGCCGTTGATGTCGGGGATCGGCTTGAGCGAAGCGTACCAGGCGGTCTCGTTCTCCGGCCCGAGCGGCACCGGCGAATTGTAATGCTTGCCGAAGCGATACCATTGCGACGGCGTGAACTGGCTGGGCTCCACCCCTTCGAAGACGACATCCGGCCTGCTCTTGTCGCCCCACAGAGCGTCGACCTGTTGCGCCGCGCCGGCTTCCTCTGGCAGCGGCTGGTCGTAGACCATGTTGGCGATGTCCGGCTTGCCCAGCTCGTCGCGCCAATCGTGCGGACGGTACTGGTCGTCCCACTTCATGCGCGGACCCTGCTCGCGGAAGCCGTACTTGCTGTAGATCTGCGGCAGCGGCTGGCCTTCAAGATCGAATGCGTCCAGCTTGGAGGCGCCGATCAGCTTGCCCTTGTCCATGATCTCGCGGAGGCGGCCTTTCTCAGTGGAGAACACGCTGACCAGGTCGCCGTCAGGCTTCACCGCGAAGCCGCTTTTCCCGTCCTCGGACAGGTACATGATCATGTCGCCTTCGTAGTCCGCGAGATCCTTCTGCTCGACCGCCGGCCCGTAGTAGTTGCCCTGCTTGGCGCGGCCGATCGCGTCGTGGAACGCTTGCGCGTCGTAGGTGCGGCTGAACTTGGTCGAAGCCGGCGCCGGTGCTGACACCGGCGCCGTCACATCGACGCCGCCGCCACTAACGACATCAAGCGATTCTTCCTCCGGCCCGGTCGGCGCCGGCTGCGGCTGCCTGGTGACCCGCAGCGGATTGGCTGCCGGATCCGCCGGCGTCGTCGCCGCCGCCAGCTCGTCGGCGATGCCGAACTTGGCCACGAACTCGTCGTACAGCTCCTCGGGAACGCTGACCGGCATCTCGGTCGCGCCCTGGTCGCGCAGGTAGGCGAAGCGATGCCGGCCATTGCCGAACGTCGCTTCGCCGGTCGGTCCGATCGACATCAGAGGCTGCTCGACTGGCTTGCCGCTCGCCAGGTGCTCGCCGAAGCGCCCGTAGCGCCCCTTGATGCCACCCTCTCCTTGCGGACCGACATACATGTTCGGGTCTTTGGCGACGGAGGTGTTCAGCTTCTCGACGTCACCGCGCACGGTCCGGTAGCCTTCGCCCTTGACCGGCTCGTAAGTTGGCGGCGTGAACACCGAGGCGACCGATTCCTCTTCGGGGATGTAATCCTCCGGCGGGATGTCGTCGGGGTTCACCACCTCGACGCCGCCGCCCGAGAAGGCGAACGGCTCGGTGACCGGCTCCTCGTTCTTGAGTAGCCAGTTGGCGGCCTTCTTCAGGACACCTGGGTCGCCTTCGTCGACGCCCTTCACCGCAGCCTTGACGCCGGCGGCCGGCACCAGCGGGATCGCCGCGGCCGTCGCATTGATGCCGGCTTCCTGGAGGTTGCCGCTGAACAATGAGGCAAGCGTGTCGACGACGCCGAGACCTTCGCCGACGAACGGCGTGAAGTCGCCGGCAAACAACAGGTTCTGCGTGTCGCGGCTGGTCTCGCTCGCCGGCTTGCCGGTTATAGGCTCCATGACGGCGCCGATCAGATCGCCGGCGCTCTCGCGCCAGCCGGCCTGCGGTGCCGCGCGCATGAAGTCGGGGCGGTTCAGAGCGCTGAACGATTCCGCTCTTGCAGTCTCACGCTGCAATTCCAGCTCTTCCTGGCGGCGCCGGCGCTGGTCGGCGAGGATCTGCTGGTTGATCGTCTCGGGGTCGTTCTTCATCGCGCCGGCGACGGCGCTGCCGAGCATCGATCCGAGATCATACTCGGCCATAGCGCAGCCCTCTCCTGGCGAGCACGTCAGCCGGGTCGACCAGGTCGACCGGCACCGGGTAGTCGTTGCCGAGCATCGACTGCTTCTCGTCCTCTTGCGGCGGGATCTCGACCGGCACCGGGCCGTCGAGGCCGCGCTGCGACATGCCGAAGACCGGCGGCATCTGCATCGGCGAGAAAAAGGCGGGGTTCGTGCCGGTCGCGCGGTTGACGATCGAGGTGCGCACCGGGCGTGAGGCGACATAGCTGCTGGTTGCGAACGGCGCCGCCGCCCCGCCCGCCGCAGTGGCGAGCGTCACCCCTGCCGTCAGCGGGTTGCCTTCCAGAGCCTGGCGGCCGGCATCAGCGACGGCGCCGCCGAGTGCGCCGCCGACCATGTAGGGGAGAATGCCGCCCGCGGTCTGCGAGTTCGGCATCGCCGTGAGGGCGGCTCCTGCTTTCACCAGGTCGTCGAAGTCGCCGCGGCCTTGCGTGTAGCTCGCCGAATCCTCCGCCTGGCGGACAGCCTGGCCGAGCTTCTCCGGCGTGATGAAGCCGAGGCCGGTTTCACCGGAGGCGCCGACCAGAGACTTCTCGATGATCTTGAAGTTGCGGTAGCTGCGAGCGAGATCCTGGGCGCGCTGGGCGATCTGCGGCTGGCCGTTGCGGGTGAGCGAATCGTACATGCCGTCGCGCATCTCGCGCAGCGCCTGCACCATGATGCCGTGTTGCGGCGAGGAGCGCAGGCGCTTGATCTCCTGCGACATCTCGCTGTTGATCTGCTGGAAGATGTCGGGCGGGATGACGCCGCCGTTCTGTTGAGCGGCATCGACGATGCGGGCGTAGAAGTGACTGACGGAATCGTTGACCGGCCCGCCCATCGCGCGCTCGTGCGCGACGCCGATGTTGATCAGGTCGTTCTGCAAGCCGGGGTCCATGAAGACGCCGTTATTGTCGCGGACCAGGTTGTCGTAGTCGCCGCCGAAGCGGTCCTGAAGCGCCGTCATCGTCACGTCGTCGGCGATGTCGATCGTGATGTTGGGGTCGACGCGGCGCAGCGCAGCGTTGGTGTAGGCGCGGAGCTGCTGATCCTTGATCGCGGCAGGCCGATTGGCGAAGGGTCCGACCTCCAGCTTCTTCAAGCCCATGTTGTCGAGCGCCTGGCCGCCGGTGACCGGGATGCGCTCCTGCTGCAGCGTCTGCAGGCGCCGCACTCGCTCGTCCGACAGGGGACCGCCGCTGAGCTGGCGCGTCGCTGCCCGCCTGCCGGCCTCGTCGAGGGGGCCGCCGCCGAGGCCGCCGCCGGCCGACAGCAACTGCTCTTCCTCCGGCCCCAACGTGGCGCCGACCTCAGCGCCGATCTCGCTGCCGAGCCACGGCATGATGACGTTGCGACCGAGGTGGCGGATGGCGCCGGGACCGATCATCGACACGCCGGTCTGGAGGAAGCGGCCGAGCCCGGTCTTCGGCTGCCACGGCTCAACCGGCTCCATGGCAGCTCGATATGCACCGAGGCCGCTCTCGGCCGAGACGACCGCAGGCATGTTGGCGGCGAGCTGGGTGACGCCCTGGTGGACGTCCTCGGTGGTCGGCATCGTCTGCGCCGCGGCGTCGGCCTCGCGCTGCGCTGCCAGCTCTTCCGGCGAGGCGCCGCCCCATTTATTCGAAACACGGCGGCCGGCGCGGTAGAGGCTCTCCACGTCGCCAGGAAGACCGGCGTAGCTCTCCGCGTTCAACTGCACGCCGGTGCCGAGCGCCGGCAGGATCTCGCTGAAGGAATCGCTCCAGGTCGATCCGCCGCCCGCCTCTCGAATGCGCTGGTCGTAGCGATCGACCGCGGCCTGGTCGCCGGCCGCGGCGGCCTTGTCGCGCATCTCCTGGAGCTGAGTGAGGTCTTCCGCCATCACTGACCTCCCGTGCCGCCGTACTTGGCGTCGTCCTCTGCCGCAGCCTTCGGGTCGACCAGCGGCGGCGGCGCGACGATGTCAGGGAACGTCGGGACAGCGTTGCGCACGTCGTAGCCGCTGCGCGTCGCGATATCGATGTAGTCCCTCGCCTGGTGGTCGTAGGCGGCCTTGTACGAGCCGACGCGATTGTGGGCGATGCGCATGATCTTCGCGACGATCTCTGGCGTGATGGGGTTGTCGCCGGTGAGATAGCCGAGGACACCTTGCAGCTCGCCGGACAGACCGCCGATGCGCTTGACCTGGAGGCTGTCCTGCTCGCGCACCACCGAGCCGGGATCTTCCGCCGTCGCCAGACCGTAGACCAGGTCGAGCAACGCGGCCTGGTCGAGCGGGCCGCCCGAGGACTTCAACATGCTGAGATAGACCGGCACAACGGCGGACAGCTTCTTGTAGGCATCGAGCCCCTCGATCTGCTTGCGCATGTCCAGCTCGCCCTTGAGGTAGGGCGAAGCGTTCGGCCCGGCCGCGGCCGCCGGCCTGGTGTCGCCGTAGAGCGACTTGCCCAGCTCCTGCTGCTCGGGATCCGACGACAGCATCCTGACGGCGCCCTCGCTGATGCCCATGCCCTTGGCGATGTCGGTCGCCGACTGGCCCATGGCCATGGCTGCCTTCACCCGCGCCCTGATCGCGGCGACGTCGCGCTCGTAGGCGGCCTGCTTGTCCGGCGGGACGCCCATCTCAGCCGGCACTTCGATCGGCACCGGCATGTCCGGCCGTTCGGGCGAGCCGAAGCCGCCCACTGCCGGCAGCGATATGCCGGCGCCTTCGCCGAGCTGCATGATGCCGAACGGCGTGTTGGGATCTTGCGGGATCGCGACTTCGGGAACGCCAGGCTTCATCGGCAACTCTTCGCCGATGTTCCCGCCGCCGGCATAGCGACCGTAGGGCGTGTCGAGGTCGACCGTCGCCGGCAGCTCGGTATGCGCCGGCGAGATCTCGACCGGCACCGGCGGTTCGAGCAGGCCCGCCTGCTGGTCGGCGATGATGCCGGCCGCGTTCTGACGCTCCCGCGTCTGGTATGCCTGGTCGGCTGCCTCGGCCGCGAGCTTCTCCGTCGCTGCTTGGTTGGCAGCGATCTCGGCGTCCCATTTGCGGCGCTGCCAGGCGGTGTTCTCATACTCCTGGCGCTGGAGCGCCAGCTTCATCTCCAGCTCTGGGTCGCCCCAGATCGACTTGGCCAGCTCCTCGCCCAGCGACGTGCTGATGCTGTTCTGGCCCCCGCCGTTGATGTGGACCCCCATGATCGCCATTAGAAGATCCCTCCGAACCTCTCCATCGGCGAAGTGCGGTGGACCGGGCGCGGCATCGGGACAGGCACCGGCGCCTGGGGATAGGTCGGGTTCGGGTTGCCCATGAACGGGTTGCCGTAGGCATTACCGAGCCCCTGCGCGCCGGCCGACAGCGCAGCCGAGAAGATGTTGGCGAGCGGCGACGGCGTGAACTGCACCTGCACCGGCTCGACCGCGCGCTCCAGGCCGAAAGCGCCAAGAGATCCTCTCCGGAATTCGTTCTGGGCGTCGATCGCGGCGCCGGATCTCGCCAGCGCCTCCTTGTTGGTCGTGGCGAGACCGCCGGCGGTGCCTCCGTAGCTGGCGACCTTGGCCATGGCGGCGATGCGCTTGCGCGCATTGGATGTCGCCTCGCCGATCTTCTTGGCGGCCGCCTCCTGGAAGGTGGCGTCGCCGGCCTGCTGTCCGGACAGCAGCGAGGTGTCGGCGACCGACAGCGGCACGCCGCCCGACTCTACCCCCGCATCGGATTCGGGGTTGTCGCCGGCCAGGGAGGCCGCCAGGCGCGCTTCTTCGGCTGCCTGCCTCTCCTGCTGGGACTGGATCGAAATGTCTTCCACGCCCTTCTGGCGGCCAGCCTCGGCCTGTTTGCGCATCGCCTCCTGCCGGACGTTCTCGGCGTTGCGGTTGGCGCGCTGCTTCTCCTGCCAGATCTCGACCTCCTGCTTCTGCTTCTTCTGGGCGTTGGCCTGGCCCATGGCGTTCATCGCCGAGCCGGCGGCGCCGACGACGGTGGATGCAATCGAGAGCGTTACCGGGTCACACATCGTCGCCCCCTCAAGCGGTCACGACGTAGCCGCCGGGCTGGTTCCCCGGCACGTACTTGTCGCGGTAGTATTTGTTCGAGCCGCCGCGCAGGTAGTTGGCGCCGCCGATCGCCGCCACGTCGAAGATCGCGCCCAGCGGTGTCGTGCTCGGCTCCTCCGCGGTGATGTTCTGGACGGCGTGCAGAGCGTTCGATGCGGCGACCTCGGGGTTCTCGGTCGAGTAGAGCTGCGACGTCGCCTTGGCCTCCTCGTCAGCCAGGCGCCCGCGCAGCGAGCCGACCGCCTCGCTGGCCTTGGTCTTCACGTCGGCCTCGTTGAGCTTGTTCTGCTCGATCAGCTTGGCCAGCTCGTCGGCAGCCGCCTGCGAATTGAGTGTGCCGGCGCGAGCCAGGGCGTAGGTCGTCTCGTCCTTCGCCTCTTTGAATTTCTGCGCCACCTGCGGCAGGTAGTTGGCCAGGTAGCCCTGCTCGTACTCCTTGAGGAAATCCTCCGGCCCGCCGGTGAACTGTCCGGTGCCGACGACGCTCGACGGAGTGACGGTGCTGCCCAGGGCGTACTGCTTGCCGTCAGGACCGATCACCACCTTCTTGCCGGCCTTGCCTGGCACCATGACGGTCTTGTTGATGTTCCTGCCGGTGCGCTCGTCGTTGGTCTGGACCGTCTTGGTGGTCGCCGGCGTGCCGCCGATCTCCTGGATCTTGTAGCCGGCCGGCAGGCTGCCCTCGGCGAGCTTGGTCGCCTTGCCGGCGACGGTCTTCTTGCCCTCGGTGCCGTGGAAGGCGGCCTTGATCTTCGACAGCCCGGTGTCGATGCGCTTCTTGCGGGCAGCCTCTTTCGCTCTGGCTTCGCGCGCCTCTTCCTCCTGCATTGCGATCATCCGGCGCGAGCTGCTGTCGTCAGACTTGCCACCCATCTCACAGTCCCTTTCCCATCATGGTGCCGATGACGGCAAACCCTTGCTTCTTGAAGCTGTTCTCCAGCGATCGGCTGGCCAACGATTCGGACGTGATCGGCGCGTGGAAGGCGCAAGCGCCGTCAGCCTTCGCCAGGTCGACCCCCAGCTCGAACAGCATCGCCGGCACAGCCGAGCGGCGGTGCTCCTTCCTGACGTAGAAAGTGCCCATCACGGCGACCGGCTTCACCGAGAAATTGTGATCCAGCGTGTAGGCGAAGAAGCCGATCGGCACGTCGTTGAGCAGCGCCATCACGAACACGCCCAGCCCGTACTCGATCTTGTTGGCGAGCCAATCGCGGTAGCGATCCTCGTCCGGCTCGATGCCCCTGCTGTGGTAGTTCGCCTCGGCCCAGTGCTCCGGCCACAAGGCGACCAGACCATCCACATCCTCGGGCGTGGCGACACGGAATTCGTACTTCTCGACGGCGTCGCGGTAGAGCCTGTGGCGGACCCGATCGAGCATCAGGGATCGTCCCGTCGAAAGAGCAGGAGCCCGGTGCCAATTTCCGGAAGAGTGGCTCTGAGGTCGAAGCCCAGATGCGAGAGCCAGCGTTGTGAGACGATGTTCGCCGGGTGAACCAGGCACATCGCGCTGCGAACGCCGCCGGCGCGCAGGGTCGGGATCATAACGCGAAGGATGTGTTTTGTCGCGGCCCGCAGAGCGGGCACCGCCCTCGGCGTTTTAAACCCCCATACAATGGCCGTGGAGGGGTCCAGGAGCTTCGCGCCGAAACACATGACCGGAACAGCGTCGGCGAGCACGACGCGCTTGTAGGGGCTCTCCCAGGCATCGTGTGCGAGTTTCTCGTAGTCGTCGGGGTCTCGCGTCTGCGCCAGCTCCTCGCGATCGGCGGGACAGATCCACGAGCCCACGTAGAGGAGATCATCCCACGTCGGCTCGTTGACCGTGATCATGTCTTGTCGTCCGCCATCTCGTAGTGGACTGCGCAATTGGAGAGCGTCGCGGCGAGCGTGTCGTTGTTCTCGAACCGCAACGAGAAATGACTGTCGTAGCCTTGCAGCTCGCCGGCGCCGACATTCCAGGTCGGGACGCTGATCGTGGCGATCAGCTCCTCGGCGTCGGGGTTGTTGAAGTCGAAGCTGATCTTGATCGTCCAGGTGCCGCTGACCGTCGCGTCGATCGCGCTGAACTGTTTTTTATGGCCCGGCTTTTTCCCGTCCAGGTAAGGCAATCTCACCTTCACGCCGCAGTTGTTGAACTCGTTGCCGGTGATGCCGCCGAAGATCCAGATGTTGTCCGCGGTGTCGCGGATGAAGATCCGGCCGTTGCAGGTGACGACGTGCGCAACCTTGGCCGCGCCCAGCTCCGGCAGCGTGTATTCCGACCAGGCGGTGATCTTCGGTCCTGGGAAGTAGCTGAGCACCAGGATGCGGTCCTCGAACACCATCCAGAAGCGACCGACGCTCGGTTCGAGCAGCGCGATCGCCTTGTTCATGTACGGCTGCCCCTGGGCCAGCACGAGCGCCTGGACGACCGGATCGACAGGCGAGCCGATGTCGCTGACGGCGGCGCTGTTCGAGCTGTCCTTGGCCTTCAGAGAGCGGATGCCGGACTGGTCGAGATAGAGCACGTCGCCGGATCCGTATTGCAGCGGCGACCGCGGCGCGAGCGTGCCGGCGGCGCGCAGGAGCTGCACGAACTGGTTCTTGGAATCGTCAGGGTCGACCGCCCAGATCTGCACCGACTGCGAGCTGAACACGGCGAGCTGGTCGTAGTAGACCTCCAGGCTGGTCAGGATCTCGGCCGACGCATCCTGGGTCGCCAGGTTGTTGAAGCCGGCGCCGACATAGTCGACCCCACCCACATTGCCGTCGATCCATTTGAGCGGCGAGCCGACGCAGGAGTAGTTCAGGTTCTTGCCGAGCACCGTGTAGATCTTGGTGTCGAAGGTGCGGACGTAATAGCCCTTGCCGCCGCCCTCGGTGAGCGTGGACGAGCCGCCGGTGAGATCCTCGTAATAGTGCGGGTTCTGCGCCGCGGTCGGCGCCGCCGGTGGCGCACCGCCGCCGGTTCGACAAGCCAGGTAGATGCGGCCGTCGAAGACGTCGTAGTCCATCTGCTGGATCGTCGCGTCAGTGTTGGGCACCTTCATGCCCTTGAGGCCGACAGTGCCGGCCGGCATCGGCCAGGTCGGCAGCGTCGGCGCGACGTTCTTGCCGAAGACGTAGATGTTGGCCGCGGTCGCCGCGAGACCGAACGTACCGGCGACGTTGGCGATGTTGACGAAGGCACGACGCTTGGCGATCTCGCCACCCGGCGTGACGGCTGCGTTGACGAGCTGCGTCAGCGTGCCAGGCGGGCTCGTCAGCGGCGATTTGCGGGTGTCGAGCCCGGCCGCGAAGTTGTCGATGATCTGGTACGTCATGTCCCGTAAGCGAGCGGATCACGCAGGTGCCTGGCGGGTGCTCCGGCGCCCAGCGTCGTGATCTTGTTCTTGGCGCTGATCTTGTTGCCCAGCAGCTTGGTCAGGTGCCGCTGCGCTTTCTGCATCTTGTTGGCCGCGTCCTCGGCTTTCGCGCGGGCGAGCAGCTCGGCGGCCGCCATCATCACGATCGCAGTGGCGTCGAGCGTCGAGCGATCGGAATCGGCAGCGAAGGCGGCGAGCTGTTGCTGCCCCTTGAAGCGGACCCAGCCGGAGCTGGTGTCGGGCGTCGGGAAGACGCGGAAGCTGTCGGGGCCGGAGACATCCCAGGCCGAGATGCTGTCGCCGCGCACCGTATTCTCGCCGCTGCCCGGCTTGATGAAATCCTCGTCGATGCCGTAGCTGACCAGGCTCCAGCTATCCGAGCTGCTTTGCGCCGTCCACGTCTCGCGGACCATGTCGTAGGTCATGCCGACCGGCGATGTCGGGAACGGGTAGATGTACTGACCGGCGATGGTGGCGACGTCGGCGCGCACCACCAGGTCGGGCCAGACGAACGCCGTCCACAACTCCTCCTGGGTGCGCGCCAGCAGATACTTCAGCGTCTCGTACTGGTTGACGCCCTGGGCGATCGACAGCGCGTGGCCGGCCTCCGCTCGGAGGTTCTTGACCATGACGGAGAGCAGCTCGGTGCGCATGGCGGATCACCTCTTCCTGCGTGCCGGCACTCGCATCTGATCGCCGCCGAAGTCGTCTTCCTCGCCTTCGACCGCGGTATCGTTCTCGCCGACCGGCGCCGGATCCTTGCTCATGTCGCCGACCGTTTCGGCCTGGTTCGTCGGCGGCACGAAAGGGAACACCTGGCCGACGACGCGGCCCGTGATCGGGTTGAGCCAGGTCGGGCTCTTCGGCATCTCGAACTCGCCGGGCGCCTCCATCTCGTGCGGAGGGTTCTTGCCGCCCCAGCACTGCATGAGCGGCGCCTCGCCATAGATCAGCGCCAGGCGCTCGCGCTCGGCGCGGGGAGCCTGGTTGACCCTCACGAAAGGCGACACCTCGCTGACCGATTGCTCGCCGTGCATGAGGCGAATGATCTCGATCTCCGGCCAGGACACCGGGTTGAAGCGGTCGCGCGTCATGATGTTGCGATCGTCGCCGCCGAGCGAGATCTTCGCTGTACAAAAATCCATGTCCGTCTCCCAGGAAAAGGCCGGGGCGGACCATCCGCCCCGGCAGTCAGGGAGTGTACTTCAGGCGATGTCGATGACCAGCGAGCTGTTGAACTGCTTGCCGACCAACTGACAGGTGCTCGTGATGCTGCGGTACATGATGAACTTGTCCGCGGGCCGCGCCGGCGTGTGCCGATGCATCCACTCGTCCTCCATGCACATCAGTCCGATCTTCTTCGTGTCGATCCAGTAGGCGCGCTTGGACAGGCCCAGGTCGTCGAGCGTCGGGTCGTACATGACCTCGGTGCCGGCGAACTGCATCGTGCCCATCGAACCGTCCTGGTTCTTCGTGAAGCCCGTCTGCGTGTAGTTTCCGTTGGCGCGGATCTCCGTCTCCATGGCGCCGATGAAGGCGCTGCCGGCGACAAACAGATCCGGATTTCCGCCGTAACGGGTGAGCTGACGCCGCTCCGACTGCAATACCTGCAACAGAGCGCCGCCATTAGCGACGTTTGAGGTGACGGCGCCGCCACCCCAGGCGCCGAGCGCCGGAGTGCCCGAGACCTTCACGCCGAAGGCCGCGGTGTACGCACGATTGCGCCACCATTCGAAGCCAGCCGTTGCCCGGTTGATGCCGCCAACCAGGCCGACCGAAGGGTCGTCCGAAACCAGCAGCTTGAGACCGGCAAGAGCCTTCGCGTCAGCGACGCCGTCGCCGTAGAGGAGCGCGTTGAAACGACGAGCGTAGTTCTCGCCGAGATCGAACAGCTTGTCCTCAAGGAGGCCGACCAGGACGTGCATCTCGCGACGCGAATGCTCGGAGGTGCGCTCACCGTTCGAACCGGGATCGACAACGCTGATGCCGTCGATCTTCAATTCGGTGTGGGTCAGGGTCAAACCGATGTGATGCTCACGCCAGGGATAAGCTGCGCGCTTGATGTTGGCCGGCGTGTAGAACACGACGGTGTCGTCATGCGTGTAGCCCTTGAGCGTGTCATTGGTGCCGGAACCGATAGCTCCCGACACGGCGACAGAGATGTCACCCTTGCCGCCCGAGAAGTACTTCTTCTTGGCGACCATCTTGTCGAACAACGGCCGCGCCTGGAGGGACTGCCTCCATACGTCACCCTTGTCGAGGTAGAAGTCTAGCGCCGCATTGGCGATGTTGGTGATTTCACCGGCTGTGAAGGCCACGGGGTTTTACTCCCCCAATTAGCCTCCTGCTCGCCTGGCGTTTTCCAAACCTTGGAGTGCTGCTTCCATCATGTTCTTCGGCGCCGCGCGAGCAGAAGTCGTCTGCGTGGCTCCGTTCGGAACAGGTCGAGTTGCACGGGGCGTTGGCTGGAACGCGCGCATCTGGCGGTTCACCTCGTCGTAGGCTGCCTTCGTGATCTGGAGGGCATCCTGTACGCCGCCGATGGTTCCGCCGCGCTCGTGGAGCATTGCCTGGGCCACTCTCCGAACGGAGGGTGCTTTCGCCCTGTAATCGGGATCGCTCGCAGACAACCTCAATTCGAAGTTCGAGACCGCGCGCTGCACTTCGTTCCTGGTCGCCATCACCCGCTGTTGGCTTGCGGCCTGGGTGGTGGCTTCCAGCTCGATCTGGCTGCGCTGATGATCAAACCGCTGCCGCGCGAACTCCCTCGCCGCCTGCTCGGTCATATGGCCGGCACGCACACGCCCGGCGAGATCGCTGGGCAAGACTACGCCCAGGTACTCCTGCGCCGTGCGCACGAAGGGTCCGACTGCCCGGTAGAAGTTTTCGTAGTCGCCCATGCGCAGCATCGCTGCGATGCGCAGAACGTTGGCTACGTCTTCACCGGACAGGTCATTCGCTGACGCGAACTCGTTCAGCTCGCCGCCAATGGCCGCGATAGGACGCAGCGTCTCGACTTCGCGTCGAAGCTCGCGGCGGTCCTTCAGCAGCTTGTTGATCTTCTTGCGGATGAGAGGTGCGGCGTCGTCAGGCGCCTGCTCATCATCAGCTTCGGTCTCGTTGTCTGCCTGATCGCTTTCAGGCGACTGTGCGTCCTGGGGAGCGGACTGATCTTCGGGCTTGGCCAGGACATCCTTCTCGTTCGTGGCCGGAACCACCTTGAGAACGGCGTCGAGCAGGCTGCTCTTGGATTCGGATTCCCCTGATGTGGATTCGGTCGACGTCGGCTCGGACGCCGGGGTCGTCTGACTCGGAGGAGATGACGAATCAGCTACGGATGCACTTTCAGCATCCGCGTTCGCCGCGCCGTCACTTCCCTCAAAGTCCGCCATCTAAGATGTGCCGCATCTCGTGGGTCGGCGAATTCATAACCCCAAGATTTAGTTACTGCAACCTCGTGCTCGGGCTCGGGCTCGGCGGCTCCGGCTGAGCAGGAGGTGCGCCGGGCGCCTGACTGTCCGGCGACGGCGCCGCCGGCGCGTTCATGGATCCTTGCGGACCCTGCGCATTTGGATCCCCCTGGCCGGGCATCCCAGGCACCTTGCCGGCGTTCATCGCGGTGATCGAGGGCAGCCCGTCCGCGACCGCTTCATCGACGTCGATCTTGTCGTCGAGCCTGCTGATCGCCTGCTTGGCGACGAAGCCGGGCTTGATGCCGGGGATCTGCATGAGGATCGGCGCCAGCGTCTGGAAGTTCTGCAACTCCATCGCCTGGTTCGGCTTGCCCGAGCTGCCGGCGACGATCTCTAGGTAGAGATCTCGGGCGACTTCGGCTCGGGTGAGGGTGGGCCAGATGGCGCCGGGTCCGACGATGGATTTGACGATGTCTTCGGAAACGTTGAGCAGGAGGATCTGACCAGAGACGCGAGCAATCGCTGTAAGCGTCTCGTCGAGATCGTCGACTGCCGAACCAGTTGCGCTCGCCTTAGCCGACGCAGCGATCGACGTTTCTGTCGCGGTGTCACCGCTGGTGCCTCCTAGATCGGCCTCCTGGACCCCTACAGCGCGCTGGAGATCCTGGAAGATCGGGTTGACCTCGTACAGGTTCGGATCGACCGGCGCCCCCTTCAAGGCTTGGACAACGGTGTTGATGTCGGTGCCGGGCTGGAGGCCGGAGACGCCGATCAGCGCATTGACCGGATGGTTCTTGAACGCATCGAGGTCATCCTCGCTGAGCGTGCCCTCGGCGTAGACCGTCTTCGGACGATTGGCGATGCGGTGCTCGCGCAGCCCCTGCCTCGCACGGTTCAGCTCGCGCTGCATCGGGCGGATGAGCTGCACGTCGCTGAGCGGGTAGACGCGGCCGTCGACCTCGTTGAAGGCGACCAGGAACCACGGCCAAAAGCGATCGGTGTAGAATTCCGGCGAGGCCGGCTCGCCGAGGAAGTCCGGATAACCGTCGCAGATCGCGTAAACCAACCCATCCTTCTTGTTGTACAGCTCCCACACGACGCAGTTGTCGGTGTCGCTGGCGTCGATCGCTTCGTCGGTTTCGCCGCCGCGCGCCCACTGCGCACGAGCCCGCTCGTAGTCGGTTCCAGCGTCTAGCCGGTCATAGGCTGTGTGGCTCTTCGACACGTCGACCTTGTAGATCTCCTGGATCTCGTTGACCGACAGGATGAACTCCTCGGCGACCCAATCGCAGCCGAGGAAGTCACGGAGCTGGATGCAGCCGGGGTCGGGGATGATCGCCGTCGACTTCGGCCAGGAGAACAGCAGACCCTCGCGCGCGACGACGTCGCGCTCTTTCGTGAGGTCAGCCAGCGTGAGACGGAGCTGCTCGGCGCTGGCGCTGTCGGCGTCGATCTCGTTGTCGGCGATGTCGGCCGAGATGCGCTCGACCAGGTCGAGCTGCTGCTGGATGTCGATGATGCGGCTGTCGATGTCCGGATTCGATTTCATCAGCCGCTGGAAGCCGACGCGCACCCAGCCGACGCCCGATGTCGACGCCCGCCTCACCGTCATCTTCATCATCGACTTGAACGGCTGCTGCTGCTCGCCGATCTCGTACTCGTAGAGGATCTCCAGGGTGCGCGCGATCTTGTTGAGGATCGTGAGCTGCTGCTTCACGGATTGCGCGTCCTGGACAATCGCCTGCGCTTCCTCCAGCGCGGCCATGTCAGGCATCATCGGCATAGGCGGCGGCGGGATGCCGCCACCAGGCGCCGCTTCCGGACCGGGCGCACCTGGCGAGCCGCCTTGGGTGTCGCCAGGGTGAGGCATTCCCTTGGCTGCCATTCCGTTGGTCGCATTTGGATCCTGCGCTGCGGGGCCAGGGGAGCCCGCTGGAGGCATTCCAGGCGGCGGGGCCATACCAGGCAGCCCCGGCATCCCGAGGCCGCCCATGAGGCCCATAGCCGACGTCATCATGGCTTGCTGCGCCTGCTGGATCAGTGCCTGCGACTTGGCCAGGCTCTCCATGGTGCCGTCCCAGACCGTCGACAGGATCCGCGGACGGCGCCGGCAGACCGCCTTCGGGTTCTTGGCATAGGTCGAGGCGACCCGCTTTTGGACGTGCTGCAAGGTGATGTTGGCGACGTACAGCTCGTCGCTGATCAGCGCGTCGTTGTAGACCGAGATCTTCGGATCCTCGTTCCACTGCTGGCCGGCGACGAAACGCTGGTCGCGCTCCATCTGCTTGAACGGCTTATCCCAGAACGTCTTCGCCTGCTTGACCATGGTGGTCATGGCGTCGACCAGCTTCTTGCGCTTCTCGTCGGGCTCCGGCGTCTCGCGGTCGATCACCGGCTCGCCGATCGGCGTCGCGGGCGGCGCCAGGACAGGGTCGAGCGGAGGCGGCGCCAGAGGGTCGTCTTCAGGCGGAACAAACGGAGGAATCGCCATGTCTCACCCCACAGTGGCCACGAAGACCGCAGAGCCGTCCGGCAGCACGAACGGGCCGCCCTTGATGTGATCGTGCATCGCCATCATCGCGTTGGCAAACCAGCCGAGCATCACGTCATCCGGCACGTTGCAGTCCGGATTACACTCGCGGAAAAACTTCACCCACGCTTGCGCGTCGGGATTGCGGTGGATGCTGTAGTCGTACTCGTCAGCCATCTACCACCCCTGATTCGTAGCGGCGTTTTTCGCCTTGCGCTCGCGCTCCGACGAAGCTTTGACCCAGGCCAGCGTGCCGCTCCTCGGTTCCGGCTTCTCCGGCTTCTTCGTGCGCGGCGGCATATGCAGGTTCAATCCGTAGCCGATCCATGACAGCGCGTCGACGAAGTCGTCGTGGACGCCGAACGGGAATTGCAGCAGCTCCTGGCGGGCCTGCATCCACCAGGGCGCGTGTGCCGGGAAGTAGACCAGGCCCATGGCGAGCCGCGCCATGATCGACTGCGCGCGGGCCTTCTTGTCGGCGATCGGCGTCACCTCGAACACCGAGCAGAAGGTGTTGCGCTCCATCATGCGCTTGCGCCAGAACGGACCTATGCTCTTCGAGATGTGGCCGCGCTCGGCCCACCAGAGCTGCGGCTTGTATTTGATCACCAGGTCGATCATCAGCTCGACCACCCGGTTGGTCGGGTAGTTGCCCCAGACGATGTCCTCCATCACCCAGAGGTTCTGATCCTCGTCGATGCCGACCACCAGGCAACACGTCTTGTCGCGGTCCTGGTGCAGCGACACGGCGTGATCGCTCGCAGCGAAGAAGCGCAGGCGATCGAGTGGCGGACGCTCGTTGCGGGTGTAGGTGCGGATCCCCTCGGCCGGAAAGAAGTTTCCCTTTTCCGGCGTCGGAGAGCCTTGATACAGTGCCTGAAAACCGCGGGGATCGGCGGCACGCATCTCTTCCAGGTAGGTCACCGGGAAACGCTCCGGCCAGAGCGCCTCCCCCTCCTTCCTGCCCAACGGATCTCCAACTCCGAGAGACAAGGCGGGAAGGTCGATGATCCGCCACTTCGGCCCCTCGACAGGGGAGTAATCCGGATTGCGCGGATCCGTCAGGCGGCCGACGAGGTCGTCCTCGTGCCAGCGCGTCTGGATGATGACGATCCAGCCGACGCTCGACAGCAGCCTGGTCTTTGCGACCTGGTTGAACCAGGCCCAAAGCTTGTTGCGCGTCACCAGGCTGTCAGCCTCGACGCGGTCCTTGATGGGATCGTCGATCACCAGACCAAGTGCGCCTCGTCCGGTGATCGCCGACCCTCTCCCGACGAAGAAGATCTTGCCCTGCTGCTCGGTCTCGATGCGGTCGACCGACGCAGTGACAAGAGGCACGCCAGGGAAGACTTGCTGGAAAACAGGATCCTCGACGAACTGCCGGACCTCGCGACCGAAGTCCCAGGACAGCTTGTCGGAATAGGTCGCCAGGATGATCGACTCGGACGGATGCCGGCCGAGGAACCAGGCGGGGAACAGCCGCGACGAGAGCTGGCTTTTGCCATGCCTCGGCGGCACGTTGATGATCAGGCGCTTGATCTTGCCGGCCTCGACCTGTTCGAGCGCAGCGGCGATCGCGCGGTGGTGCTTGGCGGTGACGTACTGCGATCGAGAGACGTCGTCGGGCGCCGCCGGATCCGGCATCATGAACTGGGCGAAGGACAGCAAATCATCCTTCGCCGCGAGCGCCGCTCGACGGCGAAGGAGTGCGCGCAGGTAGCGCGGGTTAGGCCGCGTCATCGGCGCCAGGCAGCCAGCTATCGTCGCGGCTGAGCAGATCAGCCGCCGTGCGAAGAGCGGCGACGACCTGGGTGCGATCGGCCTTGCCCTTGAGCCCCTTCACGGCGCCTTCGACCGCCTTGGCGACGTCTTCGTCCGATGCGGTGTCAGGCGCCTTCTTCGGCGCCTCGGTCTTGGTTGCTGTTTCAGTTTTCGCCATTGCCAGTCTCCTTTTCGGCTTCGGCTTGGGTGGGGTCGGTTTCGCCGGCGACGTCCGGCCAGTCTTCGTTCCTGTCCCTCTGCGCTTGTAGAGCATCGAACAGCTCCTCCCTTGAGATCTTGCCGCGATAGCCGTCGATCAGCTCGGCGAGCGCCAGCTCGAAATTCGGCGTCGGTTCATTTGCGTTGGGCATTGCGTCCATCCATCCATGCGGGCTGCTTTTGACGTCGCCGTAGGTGATCATTCTTCGGCAGCCTCGGTGAAGCTGAACATCTGATCGCCGCTGCGGCCGCTGTCTTGGTAAACCGCGACCGGAACAGTGATGACGATACTCGCCGTCGACGGCTTCACGATCGTCGTCAGCTCTGTGTCGGACACAAAGGTCGTCGGTTCCGCCGAGCCGTTGAAGACGATCACCGATTCCTCGGTGAAGCCGGACCCGGTGCAGGTAAGCGTGACATCGGCGCCGCCGATCTCGGCCGACGTCGGGTCGATGCTGGTGAGCACCGGCGCTGGCGGCGGCGGATTGTCGAGCCACAGCTTCGCGTCGACGACATTGCGGTGCATGGACGCGCGCCCCTGACCGTCGATCGCTTCGACGCGGCCGTCGCCCTTCACGCGGATATCGTAGCCAGCGTAGTCGCCGGTGTTGCCAGTGCCGTCCTGGCCCTTTTCGAGCATCAGACCTGAGTGGATCATCGTTCTCTCCTTCGGGCTCACCAGCCCCAGATTTCAAATCCGGCCGCAATCAACAGCACAGTCCCGCAGATGATCAAGAGCGCCCAGCCGAGGCCGATCCAGAATTCGCGGTGCGGGCCTGGCCGATCGTCGGTCATCGTATCGCTAGCGGCGGCACGGCGCCGACCAGACCGAGCAATGCGTAGATGATCGCGATCGCGCCGATGACGATCGCCAGGATCTTGACGAGGCGATTCAACGGCTCCGGCACCGGCAAGAAATCACACACCCACCAAATGAGGCCGACGATCACGGCAATGACGAGGATCGTGATGAGACTGGTCAACATAGGTTCCTCCTATCGGAACTCGCCGAGCGCCGGCACGCATGGCTGAAGCTCGACCGTCCGCAGCACCTCGCCGCGGCGTAGTGTGATCTCGCGCTGAGCGAGACATAGCCGCACGGTCGGGTCCGGCGGCGGCGGATCCCGGCCCCAGCTCACGCTGCAACCGGACAGGAAAACCGACATCAACAGCATCGCTCTCATTCAGCGATTCCTTCCCTTGCCTTTGCCGCGGCCTGGGTTGTCGCGGTCGTTCTTGTTCGGGTCGTTGCCGTGCCCTTTGTTTTTGTCGCCCGCATCCGTTGGCGGCGATGGAGTCTCTCCACCTCCGTCAGTTGGGGGATGCGACACACCGTTGCCGTCACCGGGCGGTTTGCTTCCGCCTCCAGATGGCGGATCGCCCCCTGCACCGCCATCGCCGTCTCCACCGGAACCCTCACCGGGATCGTCAGTGTCGTCATCGCTCCGGACCGCCGGCCGCCGTGGCTCATGGACACGCTGCTCCCTCGAATAGGTCGCGCACTCGACCAGGAAAAATCGCTCGAACCAACTGTCGCAATGCGGCTGGCCCGACGCCAAGATGAACATGATCAGCCACATTCACTGCGCCCGCTCCTCCATGCATTGGGTCAGCAAACGCACTGTCGTTTCGAGCCGCGCCTGGGATCTCTCGGCTTCACGTTGGAGAGCCAGGTAGGTCAAAAACGCAAAGAGCCCGGCCAGAACAACAGCGCCAAGACAAGACGGGTTCTGCTTGAGCCCATCGACTGTCGAGTGAACGACCTTCTGAACGGGTTCGGGGATCGTCATAGCCTCCTCAGTATTTGATGCAGGCGAGCAATGCGATGTTCCTGGGTCGCGTGTCGGTGCCGCTGCCGTAGTTCGCGTTGCTGCCGGCCGGCGTTCCGGCGCTCTGCGCAACGACGCTGATGACGTGCGTGTGCGCGGCGCTCCTGCCGCCCGACTGAATCGAGACGCCGTGGAAGTGATCGGTGCCGCTCGCGCCGGTGCCGGTGTAGGTCGCCTGCGACGACGTCAGCGTGCCGTCATTGCCGTAGGTCGCATTGGTGGCGATCGGCGCGGGGCCGGCGCTGGCGACGATGTTGTTGGCCGGGTAGGTGTGCGTGTGAGTGCCGGCGACGCCGGTGTTGCCGGAGACCAGGTGGCTGTGGTCCGCGCTCTCGGTGCCGGACGATGCGGTGTGATTGTGGTTCGGCATCGGCGTGCCGGTGAAAGCGTGCGTGTGCTCCGCGACGTTGGCATCCTGCAAAGTGCCGAGGGAGCGGCCGAGATCGACGCCGCGGCCGTCGTCGAGAGAGCGCACGAATTCACCGCGGAGGTCGGGCAAATTGAACGTCGTCGAGCCGTCGCCGGCGCCGTAGGTCGTGCCGATCGCGATGAACAAATTGTTGAAAGCGACGCGCGAAACGGCGGCGCCATTCGCCTTGAGATAGCCAGCCGGAGCGTCGGCGGCCGCCGTCCAGATCACCGAGCCTGGCGGAATGCCGCCGGAGATCGCCGCCACGAGCTGCTGCACGAAGGCGGTCGTGGCGAGCGTCGTGTCGTTGTCGCTCGACACCGGCGTCGGCGCGGTGGGGTTGCCGGTGAAAGCCGGCGAGGCAAGCGTTGCGAACCCCTGCGATTTGACGAAGGCTGTCGTGGCGATCGTCTGGTTGTTGCTCGACGGCGGCTGCGTCGGCGCCTGCGGTGCGCCGAGGAGATTCGGCGAGATCAGCGGCGCATAGTTCACCAGGTTGGATTTGACGTAGGCGGTCGTCGCCAGCGCCCGCGAATCGTCGGCCGTCGCCGGCGTCGGCGCCAGCGGGTTGCCGGTGAAATCGGGGCTCGCAATCGGCGCCTTCGAGTCGAGCGCAGGCTGCAAGCTGGTGATGGTGGCGATCGACTGGACGCCGCTGTGGTTGGCACGTTCGAGGAAATAGCCAGCGCCCTGGCCGTCGATCAGATCGGCGTCGAGGCCGGATCCGGCGCCGTCGACAGTCTTGATCGCTGCCAGCAGATCCGCGGGCACCAGCGCGTTGGATGGCAGGGTGCCGGTGTGGTTCGCCCTGGCGAGGAAGTGGAGGCTGTCGAGACCGTCGAGCAAATCCGCGTCGAGGCCGGAGGCGATGCCGTCGACGTCAGCCAGGCGCTCCAGGATCTTGCCGCCGGTCAGCTCGCTGTCGGTGAGGACGGCGTCCCACTGTCCGCCGTTGAAGCCGCCCGAGGTGACCGGCACCAGCGCCTTGAACATGGTGCCGCTGTAGAGCACGTAGTCGTCGACGGCGTAGTCGGCGGCGACCGAGAAGAAGCGGACGGCGAGCAGATCGAGCGGCGCCTTCGACGTATCGATGACGCCGAGCGCGCGATCGGGGTAGTTGACGTAAAGCTCGCCGACCTCGCGCGAGCCGCTGCCAGGGCGCTGGCCCTTCACCGAGCTGCGGAGCGTCTGAACCCTTGAGACCGGCATATCTATGCCCCTCAGTAATACCAATCGACCGTGACCAGCGAGCGTGTGGTGTCGAACGTGCCGCCGGCCGGGAAAACCTGGAGTGCGGCAATGCGGTCCGCGGCGCCGATGGCACCGCCGTTGTTGTAGCCGGAATAGAGGCTGTCGTAGAAGCCGATGCTCGCCGCGGAGTTGTAGCCCCAGGCTCTGCTGCTTGAGGAATACTGCCCGGTGGTGGGCCTGGCGACCACGAGTTCGACGCTGAACATTATGGGCGTGTTGGTCTGGTCGGTCGATCCAGAGATCGGGATGTAGGAAACCACCGCTGGGACGACCTTGGTCGGGCTCGTCGACGAACCGGTGTAGAGGGCGCTGCCGCCGTAGACGTAGTCGCTCGCGCCGTTGATGAACGTCGAGCCGTCGAGGCTCATGCGGATGCCGGGGTTCATCGGCGCCGTCGCCGCGTAAACCCTGCCGCCGATGCGACAGTGCTTGGCGCCGACCGGCACCGGGAACATGGCGCCGGACACAGAAAGCACCGGGAAGGCTTGCCGCGCCAGGCGCCAGATGCCGTTGACGCGCGTGTACTCGCCGCCGTCGCTCGGCGCGTCGGAGATGACCGCAGCCGCGACCGGCGGCTGGCCGCTGTACTCCGTGATGACGACGACGCCTTGGTAGCCGTTGCCGCCGTTCTGGAAGCTGGCATAAGCGTTGGTGCCGGCGGCCCCGCCGCCGCCGCCGCCGTAGCTGGAAGCATTTCCGCCGGCACCGGAATTGAGGCCCGAGTTGGTGTTGTAGCGTGCGCCCGGCCCGCCGCCGCCGCCCATCCCGGCTGCCCCTCCCGGTCCTCCCCACGACATGCTGCTGCTGGCCGCTTGCCCGACGCCGGACCCTTGCGAGATGCCGTAGGTGCCGAGGTGCCCCTTGAGGTTAATGTCGCCGCCCGAAGACGTACCAATGGCACCGCCCGCGCTCGCGACGGAACCCGTGTTCGGGGCACCCAGGACGCCGCCGCCGCCGCCGCCGCCCGTCAGCGTGTTGACGCCGTCCGTGTAGCTGCTGTCGCTGCCGGCCGGCCCCGACGCATTGGTGCCAACGCCGCCAGCGCCGACGACGATGGTCTTGGTCGCGGCGCGCACCTGATCGGTGATCTGGATCAGCTTCTTGGCGTAGCCGCCGCCGCCCCCGCCGCCGCACGAGATCGCCGTGCCGGCCGCGCCGGACGTTCCCGCGCCTGCGCCCGCGCCGCCGCCACCCTGCACCTCGATGTCGGCGTAGAGCGTCAGCGCGTCGTACTGGAAAGCATTCGTGCTGGCAGTGATCACCGTGCGCTTCGACGCGATGATCGGCGAGCCGAGCTTGCCGTAATGCTCGCGGACGCGGATGAAGCCGCTGCCGCCGGCACCGCCCAGGTAGTTGGACGTGCTGTCGATGGCGAAGCCGCCGGCACCGCCGGAACCGTTAGCGCCCGCTTCGCCGTTGGCGCTGGCCCCCGCACTGCCGCCAGCGCCGCGCCCGCCGCCGGCACCGCATCCGGCAGCGCCGCCGCTGCCGGCAGCGCCTTGACGGTTAGAGCCCGCCAGCGTGAGACCTTGGTGCGCCGTCGCGCCAGCAGAGCCCTTGACGTTCAGATCACCACCAGTCGCGGTGCCGCCGTTGCCCCCCGGCCACGTCTGCCAAGTGCCGCCGCCGCCGGTCCACGAACCACCAGCGCCGCCGTTGGCGGTCATCACGTCGAAGATGGAATTGCCGCCGGGATTACCGGCGTTGTTGGGGGCCGCCCCAGCAGTGCCGCCGGCACCGACTGTGAAAGCGACCGACGCCGGCAGTTGGTTGGCCTGATAGAGCTTGTAGGCGAGACCGCCGCCACCACCGCCGGCACCGGCATTGACCTGTGTCGCTGTCGCCGTGACGGTGCCGCCACCGCCGCCAGCGGCCTGCACCCAGACCTCGGCGAGCAGCAGGCCGGAAGGCCGGACATAGGTGCCGCTCGCGGTGTAGTAGCGGTCGATGATCGCCGGACCGGCGGCGCCATCGGTGACGCACACCCAGGCGACGCCGTCGAAGGTGTAGATCGGCCCGCCAGGCGGCGCGTAGACCTGTCCGTTCGAGGGTGAGGATGGGAAATCAAACATCGCTCACCCCCACGTGTTCACATCGACGGTCAGGCCGTAGACCGTCATCGTCGCGCTCGATGTCGCGAAGTAGAGCTGCTGGAGGTACTGGCCGTCGATGGTCGGCGCGAACGTCTTGTCGAGCAGGATGCTCGCGGAGAAGAACTGGCTGGTGTTGCCTGCCGACGACATCAGGCGGGCGGTGAGGTTGCCGGCATTGGCAGAGAACACCGAGGTCCACACGGCGGTCTGCGAGGGGCCGAGGCGCATATCCATCGAATGGTCCTGCGCCGCAGCCGTGTGCGATGCGGCGCGAGCATAGCCGACGAGGTTGATCGGGCGGTCACCGAAGGCGACGAAGTAGTGGTAGCAGCTCGACGCCGCCATCACTCCGGTGAACGCCTGCGAGGCGATGCTGGTCTGCACCCTGCGCCAGCGCGGATTGAACCATGAGCAGATGCCGCAGGGATTGCCGATCCACCAGTTGCCAGCGCTGGCGAGCCCCGCGAGACCGACGAGCGTGCGCGAGGGGTCGCCGGTCTTCACCCTCATGCCGGTGGCGGCGTCGACCGCCCAGACCGTGGCGCTCGCCTCCAGGATGATCACGCCGCCGCTGGTGTAGGCGTAGATGTAATAGATCGCGCTCGCGGCGATGCCGCCGGTCATGGTGAGGCCGGTTGCGGCCAGCGTGACGCCGGCGGCCGGGACGACCTCGTTGCGGCCGTTGATCCAGAGACGAGAACCGCCCTCGCGGCGCAGCAGGACGTTCGCACCGGACCAGTCGAGATAACACTGGCCGAGCGGGATTACGTCCGCGGTCGGCGTCGTTCCCGGTATCTGAACCCACTGGCTGCTCGACCCATCGTCCAGCCATATGAACAGGCGGCCGGAATCGCTCTCGAACCAAAGCTGGCCAGGCACCGGAGAGACAGGCGGCACGTCGCTGATCGTGGCGTAGTTTCCGAGCGGCGCGGCGACGGTCCAGATGCCTGACGTGTAGCGGTATTGCGGCCCGCCGACAGGGGCGAAAACCTGGCCTTCGCTGGGAGTGGCGGGGAAGTCGAACGCCATCTCAGTAGATCCACTCGACGCTGATCATCGAACCGGCTGCGAACGTGCCGCCGCCAATGGGGATGATCTGGAAGGCTGGAAGGTTATTGATAGCATTCAACGCCGCAACACCAGTGTAGCCATTCCAATCGTAACCGTACATGTAGAGTGTAGCGTTGTTCTCGAACGTCCAACCCTTGTTTTGGAAACCGAAAAGCTGCCCGCTGTTGTTCTTGGCAACGATCAACTGACCATCGAACATCAACGGTGCACCAACCTGGCTGGTCGTTGGAGCCAGTGTCCATGCGCTGGTAGTCGTGTGCCCCTGCTTGACAGGTGATGGGTTTGAACCCCCAAAAAAGTTGCTGCCGGAAACGACGTAATCGGAAGCACCGGAAAGGAAGGTCGAACCATCAGCACTGAGACGCATGATTGCCGCAGTGTTCACCGCAGTTGCAGCCCACAGCTTGCCACTGAATTTCGCGATTTGCGCGCCAGCCGGCACGGTGATGTTGATGCCGTTGGTGATCGCGGTGAAGCTCTGCCGCTTCAGCCGCCAGACGCCGTTGACGCGGACGTACTCGGCGCCATCCGAAGGCGCGTCGCCGATGCCGGGGTCGGACGGCTCGTTCACCACCGTGGCCGGCGCGTTGACCTGGACCCACTGGCCAGGGGCGCCACCGGGATCCACGTACCAGATCAGCAGCCTGCCCGAGTCGCTCTCCCACCAAAGCTGGCCAGGCTCCGGCGATCCCGGCGCGGTGTCGGAAATGATGGTGCCGGGCGGCACGTTGATCGCCGCCCAGGCGGCGTTCTGGCGAGCATATTGCTGGCCGTCTATCGGCGCCTCGGGGAAGGTGTTGGTGAGGTTGTAGGTGACGCCGTTGACGCGCGCGAAAAGCCCGCCCGACGTGCCCCACAGATCACCGTTGGCCGGCGCACTCGGATCGACACCTGGCGGCAGGCGAAGGCTGGCCTGGCCGGCGGCCGGCGTCGCCATCACCGGCGGCACGTTGAACGTCTTGGTGCCGGTAAACGTCGAGCTGCCGTTCAGCATCGCCGCGCTGTAGCTCGTGCCGTTGAAGCGCACGCCGAAGCCGGCCGTCGTCACCCAGATGTCGCCGTCGATCGGCGCGCTCGGAGCGGCGCCCGAGCCGAGCCCGAACCCGGCGCCGCCGCTGGCGCTGGCGATCGCATTCAGCTTGCCGGCCATCGTGTCGCCGGCGCGATTGACCTTGTTGCCGATCGTCACGTCCTGGGCGTCGTCGCGAGCGTCCTGGTTGGTGTTTGCGGTCGAGATCGCGTTGGCGACGAAGGCGGTGCTCGCGACATTGCCGGACGCGGTCGGCGGCGCGTAGGTCGGCACGATCACGGTGCCGACGAAGGTCGGCGAATTCAGGTTGGCCTTGACGGCGTCGAGGGCGGCATCGGCCGCGGTTCGCGACGCGGTCTCGGCGGCGAGATCCGCAGCGACCGCGAAATAGGCGGCGTGTTGCCCATCGAGCTTGTCGGCGTCGAGACCGGATCCGGCGCCGTCGACCGGATCGAGTGCTGCGAGGATCTCCTCGCCGCTCATCGACGTGGCGAGACCGCTGCCGACGTCGGGACGGAACCAAGTGATGAACACCACAGCGTCGGCCGCCGGAGCGGTGATAAACGTGATCTCGTTCCCGGTCGCCGAGTACATGGCGGTCGGCTGTTGAATGACGCCGTCGACGGAGACGATCAGCTCCTCATTGCGCTGGATCGTCACGGGTGGGGCACCGCCGGCGGCGCATTCCAGCGCGAAGACGGTATTGGTGCCGTCCTGGCCGACCAGCGGCTTCAGCAGCCAGTTCTCGACCGCACCGGGGCCAAGACGTTCCACCGGCACCATGACGTCGATCGCGACAATATCGCCGGCCGTGCAGGGCGCCAGCAGGGTAACCGTGTTGGCCGCCGGGTTGACGGTCCAGTCGCCTTCCGGAACGAGCTTGAGCCCCTGCCGGTGGACGTCGAGACCCTCGGGGGTTTCGACGCTCATGATGTAGGTGAGCCCCTGCTCGTCGGGCACCGCCAGGTTGAACGCGGTCTGCCCTGCTGTGGCCTCGTACCAGAGCGTCATCATGCCGGCGCGCTGCGGCATCGCCAGGCTGACCCATTGCGAGCCGTCCCAGATGTAGGTCTGGTTTTTCGAGCTGTCGTAGTAGATCGCGCCGGGCGTCAGCGGGCCGCCGGTCATGTCGGTCGCCGGTGGATCCTCGTGGACGCCCATGTAGAGGTCGGTGAGCATCCCGAAGGCATTGTCGGCCCGGTTCGACCACCATTTCGCAGACCAATGATCGCCGGTGACGTCCATCACCTTGAGGGCGTTGTCCGGCAGCGTATCGGGCATATGCTCGGCCCAAAGGCGCGAGGATTCCGCCCAAGCCTGCGCCTCGCCGCTCGCATCGTCCCAATCGTCGAGCGTATCGGCCATTTTCGCGCTGGCGTCGCGAATCGCCGCCGAAAGCGTCTCACCTTCGACGACCAGGCGCCGAACCTCGATCAAAGCGGTCGATCTGGCGCCGGAAACCTCATCCGCGGCGATTTGGGCGCGAGAAGCGGAGGCCGCGGCCCTTTCGGCGTCGCGCAAAGCGTTGTCGCCGGCCCGAATCGCGTTTTCGGCCGGAATGGTGACCTTCAACGCGGTCTGCTTGACCGATTCCTTCAGGATTTCGTCGAACTTGGCTAGAAAATCCGGCGCCAGGCTGTCGAGCGTCACAATCTCGTTGTGGAGAGCGCCATCTTCGCGCAGCACCTTGAGGATGAGCTGCTCCAGCTCCGAAATTCGCTCATTTTGAGCGTCGAAGCTGGCATCGAGCATGTCGCCCGGCGGCGGCTCATTAGGGTGATGCTGCGTCCAGTCCGAGAAGGAAAAGACGCGCCGGAGGATCCCCAACACGAGCAGTCCTTGTCTGGAAGCAGCGGGCGAAACTTACAGGCGGGCGATCGGCCTCGCAAGCACCGCCGATTTGGTGGCGATGCACCACCAGGTCGCGGTGACGCAGCGCACGATCATCGCATCGCCTCGCGCACCGCCTGGCGCAGCTCCTTGGCGCCGTGCAGGCGGGCACGAGCGCGGTGCTCGGGCTCCCAGTAGTTGACCGGCGGCGTGTTGGGCTCGGCCTCGATCGCGCGCTTGGCCGCCAGCTCGTGCTGCCAGGTGCGGCGATACTTCTCGACGCTCGCGTCGGCGGCACGCTTCAGCGCGTCCGAGATCTCGGTCGAAGGCGGCGGTTCCTTCGGCACCAGCTTGCGTGGTCCGAATTTCGGCCAGGTCGCCATGATGCCCTCCAGCAAACGCTCGCGCGCTGCCAGACAATCTGGGCCGGGCGTGTAGGTTCCGAGATCGGTCATGGTTTCTCCCATGCGAGTGTCTCCCACGCGATGCAGCGCACCGGCGCGACCGGGTCGGCGACTTCGAACTGGATCTCCCAGCCGCGGTCGGCAACCGGCAGCCAGTCGTCCGGACCCTCGACAAATTCAGTCGGGTAGACCTGGGCGTTGACGCAATCCCTGGTCGGGTCGAACAGCATGTCGCGAGCGACCATGGCGGCGATCTGCGGCGTCGATGCCGAGACCTCCATTTCGAAAGCGACCTTGAACACGGCTTGCTTAGGCATTGCCGCTCACCTCCGCTTGTCCCTCGAACCTGGCGAGGATCTCCTTCAGCGCCACAACGATGTCGTCGCGGTTGCAGTTCGAGACATAGTTGGTGCGGGCGCCGGCGATCTCGCCGAACGGGAAGACCAGCAGCACGAAACCGTTCACTGGATTCGCGGCGAACTTCTGACCGTTGAGCACCTGGTCGAGACCGCCGGCGAGCGTCTGCATCAGCTCTTTCGTTTCCGCCATCGGCTCGCCGGCGTCCTTGCGTCGCTTCGCCTCGCCCATCACTTCGCCTTCTTCGGACTGAGCCTGGCGATCTCCTCGTCCAGCTCGCGCGCGTTCATCTCGCTCAGCGGCTTCTCGCTGGCGCGTGCCACCTCTTGCAGCCGGCCGATGTCACCGATGCTTTCGAGGAGGGTTCTAGACGCCGCCGCCCTTGCGGCCGGCGGCGCCTTCACGCTCTGCGCTACCGACAGCAGGGACGCGGTCGCAATCGCGCGGATGTGATCCTTCGACGGCATCGGGTCGGGCTTTGGTTTAGACGGGATGCCGGCCATGTCGATCCTGCGGGTTGTCGGGGAATCAGCAGTCCTTACCCCCGACCCGGTTTCCAGGACACTGTGCCTGGCCCTTTTGATCCTTCATATCGCCGTCGAGCCTGGTGGACGTAGACGACGAAGTGCTGCGGAAGCGAAGCCAGGCTAACGCCAGGAGGGCCACGAACACAAGTCCCGACCAACCATGTCCCATCTCAGGCATCAGATCCCCTCTCTGCCATCAGGATGTCGTAGCAAGGCTCGCAGACGGCGACGCGGTTCACAAAAGCCGCCTCGCCGAAAACCTCGCGGAATTCCGCGTCGGCCTCTTCCTCCGACGATGGCGACCAGCGCCGTTTCCCGCAACGACCGCAAACGTAGTAGTGCCCAGCGATCGTGAGGTCGAACTTGCGCTTGAAATTGTCCAGCAGGTGCTGCTGCTCGATCCTGATGACCTCGCGGTCGATATGCTCCTTGATGCGCTGCATCTTCTCCTGCTGGCGCAGCGCGGCCTGCTGATCGTGGTTCTTCTTCCAGCGCCGATACTGGTGGTCGAAGTCGAGAGAGGCCCGCCAGACGTGGCGCTCGTACTCGGGCGTCCTGGGGTAGGGCGCCGGGCGGTAGCCGCGCCACAGCAGCTCCTGGATCTCACCCAGCTCCTCGTCGTCGATCCAGCCGGTGTGGAGCGGCCGCACCCACCAGTGAAAGCTCACGGCGGATCGACGGGGCGACATCACTTCGGCGGCCGTATGCCGGCTTGGATGTTCTCGTGCTTCGTCTTGATGTCCTGGCCAGCGTCGGCTCGCGGCGCCGGCCGCAGCGGTTCGACGATCCTGATCGAGCGAAAAGCCGCGCGACAGGCGCTGACCGTGTGCAACCAGTCGTCGAGCGTGCGCCTGGTCGGGTCGATCAGCAGCATGTCCGGCGTCCACTTCAAATCGCGCTCGGTCAGCCATGCCCACAGCCGCTCACTGGCGCCGAAGGGGAACGGCGGCATGTCCTCGGGCCGGCGGTCCTTCCAGCCGAGGAAGACCAGCAGGCGGTCGACCGCCTGCCAGGCTTGCGGAAAGAGGCTGACCCTCATGCCGCCTCGCCGCCGCCCTTGTCGTGCGGCTGCGTGGACGGCGTGTCGGGGTCGGTCGAGACGTCATGCTGGAGCGCCGTCGAGCTGCCATAGCCGAAGTGAATGTTGGTCGCCCTCACCGCCTCGTCCCTCGACATGCCCTCCCGGTTGAGCATGTCCTGGAGATAGGTGTGGTATTCCGCTTTCGTCGCAGCCATCTGGCCCTCCTCGTGTTGCAGGAGGGACCATAGTCCCATCTCGGTGCGGCGGCAAAATCCAAAATCTTTGGCGGCAAAATCCAAAAAATTTTGGCACTCAGCCCAGCACGGCGCCGGCCGCCGCGCGCGGGGGCGGCCCAGGGGGCGGCCGCGCGCCCGCGCACCTGGCGGGGGCCGCCCGCGCCCCCTGTTGCCCTGGCGCCTGTTGCCCCACTGTTGCCCCGACTGTGCATAGGGTTGTGCGTAGGTTAGGACATAGGTCCGTAACCCCTTGATATCATTGGCTCTGCGGCGGACATATGTTCCGCCGTTCAACCGGCTGCTTACCAGGTGGTCGAGCGCGACCGACCGGCGCCCTCCAGGGGGCTGAAACGGCGCCGATCGGCGCGGCGGCGGGCCGGCGAGCCGGCGACGCGCGCCCTACGATTATTTGCCGCGGGGCTTTGCCGTCAATCCTACACGACGGTTTCGCTCCGTCTCGATGATGCGCCCACGCTCCACGTAAGATCTCGGCAGCTCCACGCCAGGCGGGAAAGGCTCGACGAGCTGGAGCTTGAACAGCGCGTTGCGCACCGCTGCCTTGCCGCTCCTGGTCGATATGAAGCCGGCCGGCGCATTGCGGTAAGCCTGGAGATGACCACCGTGGGCGTGGCACCGTGCACTGCCCTGCAATGCGTCGCGCTTGCATTGCTCGCCGCTGCCCTTCGCGATCGCCACGCATCGTCGCCGACTGGGATGCCCATCACCGAACTGCGATCGCACCATGCCAGGCGGGAACGACGCGCTCTTGGGGCCGTGCCGCATAGGCAGTCGCCAGGAAGGCCGGTTAGCCACGCTTGCTCCTCCACCGTCGATAGCGCGCCCACACGACCGACAATGCCTCCTTCGCTTCCGCGCAGGCGCCTTGCGACGAAAGATACCGTGCCAGCGGTGCGCGCCCTCTCACCACTGCCGGGAACGTTCTGTCGCCCTTCATGTCGCCGATAAGATCGCCTGCCGGGTCATCGGTGACCCTGGCGACTTTCAGCCAATCATTGAACCCCATTCGCCTTCTCCCTTTCTGCCGGTCAAACCGCTGTCACCCTGTCACCCGACTCGCGCGCGCGTACGCGAGAGCGGATTAGGATCGCATTTTCCTGGTCTCTCATTTTCACGTCTATAATCTCCATACACGCGAGCTATAATGGGTGACAGGGTGACAAACACCCATAAAACCAAGTCCCACCAATCACTTACCACTGTCACCCAGTGGGTGACACCGGGTGACAAAACAGGGTTTGGGTGACAAAATCACTCCCTCGGCACCAGCTTCAGCGCCTTGTTCACCGCCTTCGCCGGCGCATCGATCACCTTCTGCGCCTTCTCCAACTCTGCCAGGATCTCGCTGCTGTCGCGGCTCGTCCACACCCGCGCATCCTCTGCGTTATGCGCAAACACCGCCTGGCGATTGTCCTTGCCGGTGCCGAATCTGGTCAGCCAATTGCGCTCGCTCGGACGCTTCACGCCGATGCGGTGCCCCTTGTCGTAGGTGTGGTTGCGCAAGAGCCCGGTGAGATCATCACCCGGCCCGCTCATGTACGAGCGCGCCAGCGCCACAGCCTGGCTCATCGCATAGAGATCCGCTGCATCCTTCAGCCTGGCAACCGCGGCCGCCCACGCACGGTCGATCTCGCTCTGCGTCGCCTCGATCATCATGTCACGGCCCACGAACATAGGCGCCATGAACGGGTCGAAGATCTTGCGGTCCTTTTCGACCGCATAGTCGCGCAGGAAGCGATACAAGGCGCCTATGTTGGCCGGCACCAGCATCCATGCCTGGTACTCGTCGCGCTGCTGTGTGGTCATCTGTGCGCCGTTCATGACCACGCCAGTGCGGCGATCGTGCTCGTCGATCGGCACAGCCTTGATCGAGTTGGCGAAGATCAGCGTCATCAGCGCCAAGTGCGTGAAATAGACGTCGATGCCCTTCTTCTCGATGCGCTGCGGTATGCGGTGGTTGGGCTCTATGAAGACCTTCAGCGCCTCACGGCTCGCCGTCTTCACGCCATAGCGATTGCTGTCGGCGTGCCTGGCCTCATTGACATAGACGATGAGGCGGTCCTCGACCTCGCCGTTGAAGCGTGGGCTCGCCGTGATGTCGTCATAGCGCAGCGGCACGACGAATTGCTCGCCGAATAGGTATTGCAACGTCTCCGCGAACAGGCCGCGCCCGGTGCCGTGCTCGTGCGCCACCATGGCGAGACCGACCATGCGCCACTCTGGGTGCTGCACCTTGCAGGCGACGAAGTTGATCACCCAGGCGCGCTCGATCGGGTCGGGGATCAGCCGCTCCATGTTGCGCAGCCAAGTGCGCACCTCGCCGCCTGACGTGGGATGCGACGGCGGCGCATAGCGATTGACGAACCTGACCGTGCCCTCCTGCATCATTGGCCGCGGCAGGTCCGGCCTCATGCGAACGCCACCGATGCGCACCAGGTGCTCGCTGGCCAGCCAGGTGTCTACCGGATTGATGAAACGCTGGCCGCCCCTCGGCCCTTCCAGGATGTATCCATATGCCTTCATGGCGTGGCGCAGGCCAACGATCGACACCGGCTTCTGATACTCGCCATCGACCGATATCGAGATGCCGCCAGGCGCGCTCTTGAACGCTTGCGCATAGTAGGCGACGTGCGTGATCAACCAGGCTGTCGCATTGTCGTGTGTGTCGACCGGCCTCGTCTCGCGCTTAATGCCCTCGATCGTGTGGCAATGGATCCACGCATGAGGATCCGGCTCTGCCTCCGGTTCCGGCTCTGTCGGCGCCTCCGACTGCGCGTTGTCGAGCATCGCCTTGAGCACGGCTGCCGCGGATGCGCTGAGCTGGAACGGCGGCGCCGGCTCCTCATCGACATAATAGTGCTGCGTCATGTCGAAGAAGTTGGTGATGGTCAGCCGCTTGTTGGTCTCGCGACGATATGCGTGGCAGCGTGCGTGGCTGTCCGATTCCACCCATTCCTGCATGGTCATGCAGCCGCGCTCACCGTGTGAAGTACCCACGCGCAGCGTGCGCTCCAGCTCGGCGAGCGTGACGGTTGAGCGGTCCTTGCGCACGAACGTCGTCTGTGGCGTTAGGTCGTAGACATCACGCAATCCATCCAGGCTGCGCGCGTCGCTGATCTTGGTCAGCGTCTTCGCCATCACCGCCTCGACCAGGTCGATCAGGCGACCGACCTGATCCACATCGAACACCGGCAGCGAGCTGAGCGGCGTGTCCCACGGCGCCGGGCCGTCGAAATCGTACTCACGACCCTCGCTGTGAGGCCCGCACACGGCGAAGTACTTGCCGCCGCCGCCGCCACCCCAGATCTCGATATGCGCCTTGTCCACCCACACTGTCTGATGGTGATTTTCGAGCGCCTCGTCGGTCGTCTCGAATGTCGCTTCACGCCCGAACGTGGCGCTGTGCTTGCCGGCGATCGGCGCCGATGCCTGCATGAACAGTGCCCAGCTCGCCCCGCCGGAATGCCTCCACAATGCGCCGCTCAAGAATGTCGAGAAGTATGGGTCCGCCTCGATCGCATCGAGCACGGCGTCCATCAGCACACGGTCTTTGATATCAAGATCCCACACCATCATGCCGGGCGTGAGCCTGACGCCGGCCCCTCTCCACTTCGACCCGCCGCGGCGGGCATGGTTGGCCTGGATGAAGGGGAGGTCGATTTCGACCGTCGACCAGCCTGGGTCGATGAAGATCTTGCGCTCGCAGGTGATGGTGGGCCAGCCGAACCCCAGCATGGCCACGCGCTTGTCATAAAGGAAGTTGTTGCGGTGCGGTATGTAAGGAGGTACGGAATCTGCCATTGGAATGTCTCGTGTCTCTCGAAAGCTCTTGATGTTCCAATCCAAAGAGGCCGGCAGGGGTAGCACCCTGGCTGGCCTCTTCCATGTTTGCGCGCGTCTATGCCGGTCGGCCGAGCAGCCGATCGACATCCCCCTTCGTCTTCACGATGGCTACGTTGGCGCCGAGCGCTTGGAATGCCGCATGGAGTTCGCGCTGGTGCCCGCTGACGCGGCCGCCTCGTGGTCGTTTGACCTCGACGAAGGTTAGCCGACCACCGGGCAAAAGGGCAAGCCGATCGAAGAAGCCGCGGCCTCCTGGACTGATCAATTTCGGACACAGCCCGCCGAGCGCCTCGACTTGGTCGACCAGGTAGCTCTCGACGTCCTTCTCGACCAGCTTGCGCATAGGACTAAAATCCGGTTAAGGTGACCACCTAAGCAGCGCAACGGAACATCGGCAAGGAGGCAAATCGGATGTCCGAGCACAGTCCAATTCTAGGTGGCTCCAACGCGAGCCGTCTCCTCAATTGCCCGGCATCCTACTCCGAGATCCAGCGCTCTCCCGTCTCCGACACCACCTCCGGCTATGCCGATCTCGGCAGCGCGAAGCACGCGCTCGCAGCGAAGTGCATGACCGAGGTGAAGCAGCCGGTGAACTTCGAAGGCGAGACCTTCCTGGGCTATCCCGGCAAGGATCTGGTCGACGATGTCGCCAAGGGTTTCGACATGCTGCGCGACCTCCTCGATTCCACCGGCGGCGGCAAATACAAGGTGATCGGCGTCGAGACGACGCTGGCAATGCCCGGCATAGCCGGCGCCTTCGGCAGCGTCGATCTCGTCCTGGCGAACAAGGAGTTCGTCGTCGTCGTCGATTGGAAATATGGCTCGGGCGTAATTGTTCGCGCGACCTACCCGATCCCCGACGACCCTGACAGCGAAACGCTCAACCCGCAGCCGGTCTACTACACGATCAGTGCGCGGTCGCACTGGCCGAAGATCTTCAACAAGAAGCGCCGCATCATCATGGCGATCGTGCAGCCGGCGATCGACGACGGTCTTAGCTACACCGAGGTCACCCACGAGGAGCTGGATGAATACCACCAGCGTTTCAAGCAGTCGGTGACCGAGGCGCTCGGTCGCAACCCGCATCGCGAGAAGGGCGACTGGTGCCGCTGGGCGCCGTGCAAATCGACGTGCAAGCTGTGGACCGGCAAGGTGTTCGACCTGGCCGTGCTCGACCCGCAGGCCGCGGCGATGAAGGAATCGACCAGGCCGGCCAACGGCGCCACCAGCTTCGGCACCTACATCAGCGCGGCGCTGGACGTGGCCGAGCAGGCCGAGCTGTGGATCGCAGAGATCCGGCGCCAGGCCCATCTGCTGATGGAGAGCGGCGCTGCCGTGCCGAACTGGCGCCTCGTGCCCAAGAGGGCGAACCGCACCTGGAAGGCTGACGCCGACGTGCTCGGCACCTTGAATGCGCTCGGCATCCCAGGCGGCGAAATGTACGAGGCGCCCAAGCTCAAGTCCGTCGCCCAGATGGAGAAGACGTGCAAGTCGCGCAGCGTGACGCTGCCCGAGGCGCTCTACGAATCGGTATCGTCCGGCACCAACATCGCGCCGGCAGAAGATCCCAGGCCGAGCGTCGACCGCAAGGCGGTGACCGAGCGCCTGGCGATAGCCCTCAAGGCTCTTTGAAAACGGAGAAACGGAACATGGGATTTTTCAACACGGACAGCTACTCGTGGACGGACCCGAAATTGGTGCCACCCGACAATCGCAGTGAGATCGAGAAGCTGATCGCCGAGGCGAAGGCATTCAGCGAACTCATCGACGAGAAGAAGGCTGATTGGATCGATCGCCTCCACCAGGTCGAGCAGGATCTCAACGACCATGCCTGCGAGCTGCCGGAAGGCTGGCGCGACATCGCGATCGACAATCTTGATACGGCGCTCAGCTCCGTTTCCTATGCGGTCCATTTGATCGAGAAGCTCGACACGGTTGCGATCGACGAGATCCACGAGACGTTGAAAGGCGCCAAGGAGGACGCCGATCATATGTACGAGGTGAGCGAGTCTCGCTTCGAAGAGTAGTAGCCGGGCGCCGTGCCATCGGGCGCCAGGTCCGCCAATGCAATGCACAGATGGCAGGGGCCGGCCCCTTCTCCGGTGACCGGCCCCACGTCGTTCAAACAGGCTCAACGGAAGAAAGGAAAAACGGATGAGCAACGACATCACCAACAAGACCAGCACGAACCTGCCGATGTCGGCGGACTTCGTGAACAAGCTGCTGGGTGGCATTCGCGTGTCGCGCCAGCAGACGCCGCTCGCCAGCAACGAGCCGCTCCTTCGCTTCCTGAAGGACGGTCGCTGGGTGTTCGGCCAGCAGGACGATGAGATCGAGGCGACCGCCATCCTGGCGGCGCACCCGATGTTCATCAATCACGGCTACGTCTGCTGGGAGCGCAAGGCAGAGGGCCAGACCGGCCCGAACGAGCTGCTCGACGAGAAGATGGTTCCCGTCTTCGAAGATAAGCCGGCGATGCCCGGCCCGATCCAGGGGCATCCCTACAAGGATCAGCGCACCATGCTGATGGTCGTCACCAACGGCGACGACAAGGGCACGCAGATGCTCTTCAAGACGTCGTCCTACGGAGGGTTGCGCTGCGTGGATGACTTCCTGGCCGAGCTGGAGAAGCAGCTCGCGACGGATCCGTCGAAGCCGGTGGCGCTGCTCCAGCTCCTCAAAGACGGCTACAAGCACAAGACGCACGGCTGGATCGCTACGCCGCACTTCAAGGTGGTCGGCTGGCGCGCTGTCGGCGACGACACCGAGCCGGTCGCGGCCGCCCAGCCGAAGGGCAATGGCGGCGGTGCCGCTGCCGCTCCGGCCGCGGCGCCTTCCCAGGTGCAGCAGACGGGTGGCGCTCCGGCGCAAGGGACCGGGCAGCCGGCGGGCGCTGACGAGGTGACCAAGGTCGCCGAGCAGTTCCGCCAGACCCGTGCTCCGCGGCGCGCTCGCTCCGGCAGCGCATCGCCGATCTGATGCTCGCGAAACGCGACGAGAGGGAGCCCGGCGAGACATTCTCGCCGGGCGACATTTTGTGGATCGATTTCGAAACGAAGGGCGGCGTGCCGATCGAGATGGGCACCCACAAATATGCTCTTCACGCGAAGGCGATCATCCTGTCATGGGCGATCGGTGAAGGCCCGGTGACGGTGACGGCGGTCGAGACATTCGAGCGCGCCCTGGCATGGGACGACATGCCCGATGATTTTCGCGCGATGGCGCAGCGTGTGTTCGACGGTGAAGCGGTCATGTGTGCGCACAATGCGCCTTTCGATCGCGCCGTCTGGAACCACAGCACACACGACTTCCCCTGGCTCGGCGTCGAGGAGATCATCGACAGCCGCGTCCAGGCTGTTGCATCCGGCTTGCCGGCCAAGCTCGAATTCGCCGGCCGTTTCTCCGGCCAGGGCGGCAAGCACGAGGACGGCGGCAAGCTGATCGACTTGTTCACGCTGCCGGAATCAACCGCGACGCCGGAGAGCCATCCGGTCGAGTGGGATCAGTTCTGCGACTACGCCGACCAGGACACCGTCCTGATGCGCAAGGTGTTCAACGCGACCAGGCAGCTCCCGCTCGCCGAGTGGAAGGAATACTGGGCTGCGCAGGCGATCTCGGAGCGCGGCATCGGCATCGATCTCGAACTCGCCCAGGCGGCCGCCAGGATGGCTGCGATCGACAAGCAGCTCACGGTCGGCGAGCTGATCGGTCTGACCGATGGCAAGGTGAAGACGATCGACTCCATCAAGTCGATGATCATCTGGCTGCAAGACGCCCTGCCGTTCGACGGCCGCGAGATCCTGGTGAAGCGCCAGGCGGTCGTCGACGAGGAGACCGGCGAGATCAAGAAGCCGACCAAGTACGATCTGCCCAGGCAGAAGGTCGAGAAGCTGCTCGCCTATCTGTGGTCGCTGGAGACGCTGACCGACGAGCACAAGCGGGCTCTGCGCGTGCTCGAACTTCGGCTGTACGGCGGATCGAAGGCGAGCGCCAAGTTCAGCCGTATGCTCGAACAGCACGTCGATGGCGTCGTCTCCAACAGCTACATTTTCCACGGCACCCACACCGGCAGGTTCAGCTCGCGCGGCGTCCAGGTTCACAACATGACGCGCGCGGCGCTGCCCTACGAGGCCGACGTGATCGACGCACTGGTCGACGGTATCAGCGCCATCGACCTGGCGGTGTTCGGCGACGACACGCCGCGGTCGCGCAAGCTCGCCCTGATCATCCGGCCCACGCTGACGCCGCGCGACGGCAATGCCTTCGCATGGTGCGACTGGTCGGCGATCGAGGCGAGGGTTCTGCCTTTCCTGGCCGGGACGCCGGAGGCGCAGAAGCGCCTCGATATCTTCACCCAGGTCGACGCCGATCCGTCGATCCCCGACATCTATGTCCGCTCGGCATCCGATTTCACCGGCATCGCGACGGCCGACATCATGCACGTCGACGAGCACAAGCACCTGCGCGACGACGGCAAAATCATCGAGCTGGCTTCGGGCTTTGGGGGCGGCGCCGACGCCCTGCTTTCCCGAGCTGCGGCGACCGGCAAGCACTACACGCACGCCGAGGCGAAGGGCATGATCGAGACCTGGCGCCGCACCAATGCGTGGGCGCCGGCGTTCTGGGACGAGATCTGGCAGGCGATCCTGTCGGCGCTGGAGGATCCAGGGGTCTTCTACACGGCCGGCCGCCTCACCTACGTCTTCCTCGACAGCTACCTGGGCGGCAGCCTGATGTGCATCCTGCCCAGCACACGCTGCGTCGTTTACCGGCGCTGCCGCTGGGAGCGCATCGCAGAGGTCGACGAGGACACCGGCGAGATCATCGACTATCGCCGCCACCTGACGTTCGCCCGCGAGATGGGCAGGGTGAAGCTGTGGTACGGGCTCGCCGTCGAGAACGCCGTCCAGGCGGCCGCCGCCGACCTGATGCGCGGCACCCTTCGGCGCCTGGAAGAGGCGCCGGACCGTAGCTGGATGCCGGTGCGCCTGCACACCCACGACGAGATCCTGGTCGAGAGCGCGATCGAGTACGCGAGCACGGCGGCCGCCATGCTGAAGACCGAGATGGAGCGTGGCTTCGACTGGACGCGCGGCTTGCCGCTCAAGGCCGATGCCCGCACCGGGCGCTGGTACACGAAAGCGAAGAAGGGAGCCGAGCTGTGAGGCAGGAATCGGAGCTGTACGAGCACCAGCGGCGGGTCGCCGACTATCTCTATTCGCACGACATGGCGATGGGTGTGCTGCGCATGGGCGCCGGCAAGACCGCATCGGCGCTAACCGCGATCGGCGAGCTGATCGAGGACAAGGTGATCCGTCACGCTCTCGTGATCGCGCCGAAGCGGGTGGCTCTGTCGGTGTGGCCGGCCGAGATCCGCGGCTGGTCTCACCTGGCCTGGCTGAAGCACGTCGTGCTCGACGGCGGGCCGGAGCGGCGTCGTGGCTTGATAGCTGGCGTCGGCGATCGCCAGGTGACCATCTGCGGCATCGACAATGTGCAGTGGCTTTGCGAGATCCTGGAGAAGGCGCCGCTCGACCACCCGATCTTCGACTGCCTTGTGATCGACGAGACGAGCCGGCTGAAGGATCCGAAGAGCAAGAGAGGGAAGGCGCTGGCCAAGCTGGCCGGTCGCTTCAAGCTGCGCTGGGGTCTGACCGGCACGGTGCGGCCCAACAGCTCGCTCGACCTGTTCAACCCGGTGAAGATCATCACCAATGGCCGCCTATGGGGCAAGAGCTTCTACGGCTGGCGGCAGCGACGCTTCTACCCCCTCGACTGGAATCAGTACCAGTGGGCACCGCTCCCCGGCGCAGAGGATCAGATCCGGCGCGAGTTCGCTCAGATCGCGGTGACGCTGAACGACGGCGAGATGCCGGACATGCCTCCCCTGGTCGTCCAGGTCGACAATGTCGATCTGCCGTCCGACGTGCGCCGCACCTACCGCGACATGGAGCGCAAGCTGCTCGCCGAGCTGAAGCCGAAGGAATTCGTCCTGGCAGCGACAGAGGCGGTCGCCACCGGCAAGCTCGCGCAGATCTGCAACGGCTTCCTGTACGGCGAGACCAATGCCGACGTGACGCGCCTGCACGAGGCTAAGACCGAGTGGCTTGAGGAGACGGTCGAGAGCCTGAACGGCGAGAGCGCCCTCCTGGTGTACGAGTATGTCGAGGATCTGCGCGTCATGCGGCGCCTGTTCGGCGACATCCCCTACCTGGGCGGCGGCGTCAGCGATCGCGACGCGGCCGCGGCGATCGAGGGCTGGAACGCTGGCAGGGTTCCCCTGCTAGCCCTGCACCCGGCCAGCGGCGGCCATGGGCTCAACCTCCAGCACGGCGGCAGCCGTCAGATATGGATGAGCCCGACCTGGAGCCCCGAGCTGTGGGAGCAGACGCTCGCCAGGACGCAGCGGCCCGGCCAGGCGGCCTCGCACGTCATGATCAACGTCTGCGTCGTGCGCAATTCGGTCGACGAGCTGAAGCGGCTGCGCGTGATGGGCAAGATGGACGCCCAGGCGGCGTTCGAGCAGTGGCTCGCCGATCGCCAGATGGCGGCCGCGGCATAGGGTATCCAGGGTTGAACCGCCACATTGTTGCAATCTAGACGGGTTGCCATTTCCCGGCCCTTAGAGGCACCCTACAGCGGACTTATGTCCGCTAGGTGAAATCTAGCATGGCACCCCCTGAATCGCTTCTACGGCGCTCCCAGGTGCCCTAGCGGGCAGCGCAACCGCCGGCTGAAACACAGTAACGATTTGGTTGCAATCGCGGAAATGTACTCGCGGATACTGCTCGAGAAACCGGCAGCGGCGTTCGGTGGCGGACCCAGGCCGAACGCCGTCTTACGCTGATCTATGTATACTTCCGATAGGAATAAGTTCCACTTAGGAACACTTGAACGCCAGGCGCTACGCGGCGTTGCGCCTCGGGATGCGCACTTTCACCAGGTCAGGCGCTACCAGGCGCTGGTTGCGCACCCTGGGCGGCACCATGGATCTGATGTCGATCTTGCCGCCGGCCCAGTCGTAGATCCGCAGCGCGGTGTCCAGGCTCGGATGCACGACGCCGTTGCGCACCCGGCTGAAATAGCCGCGCGACAGGCCGATCGCCTGCGACGCCTTCTCGTCGCTGATGCCCTTCTCGGTCAGGTACTCGTCCAAACTCTTCATGCACTTTCTCCACAGATTTCCCGGAAATCGATCATAAATCCCCTTCGGAGCGTTGACTATGCAGGATTTAAGTCCCATAGGTAAATCCCCGGTCGGGTTGCGGCCGGGCGATTCTGGAGCAAGACGATGTTTACCCTTCCTGACTGCGTGGCGGCGCTCGAAGACCGCTTCCAATCGGGGTGCAGCTTCGGTCCGACCTGGATCCGCGGCAAGCGCCTCTGGATGATCGAGATCAACTGCTCGCGCAGCGTTGCCGGCTTCGGCCGCACCCTGCGCGAAGCCTGCGACGACCTCGAAAAGAAACTCTGACCGGCTGGGCGCCTCTCGCGGGGCGCCCATCTCTTTTTCAACCTGGAGCAACGACCATGACCAACGAAACTTCCTTCGGCACCATCACCGTCCGCCACGCTGCCAAGCCTGGCGACCACTTCAAGCTGACCCTGACCTTCGTCGACCGCGCCGAGTACGACAAGACGCTGACCATCCTGGCCGGCATCAAGGAGGTCGAGTTCGACTACCGCTGGGGCGCCAGCCTCTACACCGCCGAGAAGGCGGTCGAGGACATCAGCTTTTGGCTGTTCAATCGGGCGCCGGCTCCTCGCGCGGCTTGAGCCCTTCGGTCTGGGGCCGCTCCGGCGGCCCTCTTCCGAAGCGCTGACGCTTCGCAACCAACCAACTGGAGCATGACAATGAACAAGGGCATTTCTCTTTCCGCACTCGCCGCCGAGATCGAGCGCCAGGCGGACGCCAAGCACGACCTGATCGCCTCGACCAGCGCGCTGACCATGCACGCCGAGTCGGGCCAGGCGCCCGTCCTGGAAGTCTCTGACGGCGGCGACGGCACCGGCAGCGTCTACGGCATCAACCAGACGGCGCACAGCCAGATCGCCGGCCATCTCGGCATCCCGACGCGCTACTACGACAAGATGCGCACCGAGGCGCCGGAGCTGCTGGCGGACAACGTCAACACCTGGTTCGGCCGCCGCAACGAGCGGCGCATGGTCCGCACCCTGGACGGCAACGTCAGGGCGCTTCTGAGCGACCGCTACCAGCGCATCGACAACAACGAGATCGCCCAGGTGGCGCTGCCGGCGCTGGCCAAGATCCCCGAGATCCAGGTCGTCTCGTCGCAGATCACCGAGCACCGGCTCTACATCCAGGCGACGACGCCGCGGATCACCGGCGCGGTGAAGGTCGGCGACAACGTCCAGGCCGGCGTCATCATCTCGAACAGCGAGATCGGCGGCGGTGCCGTCTCGATCGCGCCGATGATCTACCGGCTCGCCTGCCTGAACGGCATGGTCGTCGCGGACAAGAAGTTCCGCGCCTATCACGTCGGGCGCCGGATCGAGGACTCGGCCGAGCTGTGGGCCGACGACACCCGCAAGGCGGACGATCGCGCCGTGCTCTTGAAGGTGCGCGACATGATCGCCCAGGCGGTCGATGCCGTGAACTTCCGCGAGAGCGTCGACCGCATGGCCGGGCTCACCGACCAGCGCGTGACTGGAGATCCGCGCAAGGTGGTCGAGGTGCTGGCCAAGACGATCGACGCCAATGAGGCCGAGCAGGGCGGCATCCTGCGCAGCCTGATCGAGGGCGGCGACCTCTCTGCCTGGGGTCTGCTGAACGCCGTCACCGCCCAGGCGCACACCGCTGAGTACGATCGCGCCGTGGAGTTCGAGGCGGCCGGCGGCACGCTGCTCAACCTGCCTTCGACGGAGTGGACGCGGTTGCTCCAGGCCGCCTAGCTCCGTCGAAACCTAGCGGCCCGAGGAGAGGGGTTAAGGGTACTCCTCGGGCCGCGACGGTCTGCCGGGTAAGGCCGGCACTGATGAGACCACTGGAGCACTAGCATGAAAACCGATCTCGACTACCAGCACGCAGTGATCCTCTGCCTGCTGGCGCAGAAGCTGCTGAAGCGCAGCCAGGCGCCGCACGCGATGGATCTCCACCGCGGCCTCGACCTCCAGCTCTGGATGTACGAGCCGGCGGGGTTCACCCGCAAAGACTACGAGGCGATCGGCGCCGCCCTGGTGCCGCTGACCAACGTGGAGGCGGCACTGTGATGCGCTGCTCTGACACCACCCTGCGCCTGATCGAGCAGGCGATGCGCGAGCGGCCCGTCCACTCGCGCTTCGCCGCCTGGGAGATCGGCGCCCAGGTCGGCCGCACCCGGCAGATGGTCTATCACGCCATCCGCCAGCTCAACGAGCACGGGCACGACATCCGCAAGGCTGTCGGCTACGGCATCGTCGTCTACGGGCGGGCCGCCTGATGCACCCCTATCGCAAGCCGACGCGCGAGGAGTGGACCGCCTTCGTCCTGGAGGTCGAGCGTCTGCTCGGCCAGCAGATCTTCAACTCTCACGATGATCCCGACGCGATGCTGATGATCTACCGCGCGTCGAAAACCGCCTGCGACGAGGG